TGTCGTGAAGATTCTTCTTTCCGACAAGAGGGTTGATCCAACGGCCGATGACAACCATGCCATCCGATGGGCTTCGGCAAAAGGCCATGTTGAGGTCGTGAAGATTCTTTACCAACACGACCCCGACCACTATAACAAAGAAATGCCAGAAGTCGTCAAGAAATGGAATTTGGACAAGAAAGGATAATTAAAATGTCTAACAGGATCTATTTCGAGTGTGGAGTTGACAAGTATTTTAGTATGTCTCGGCCGCTTTATGCAATGAAGACGGAAGACAAGGATATCGGTTCTTGCATTGCGAAAGCTTTTGAAAGGGCCAATAAGGGTAAGGCTTTCAAGGTTTTTTCGAAGGACGTTGGCAATTCTCGATATGAGCTTCTTTTCACCCGAGAGGCAAGAAAGAAGTTTGGTGGTGGGTATGTGGTGATTGGTTCGATTCACGTTGAAGTGCTAAGAGAAGAAAAAGAAATTGTGAAACCAGTGAGGAGCCATTCTAACGGAGTTGGTCCGGTTGGGTTTATAAAGCTGGGGGTTCTTCCCAAGTGACAGAAGTGAAAGACGATACGGGAGGGTATGCTTTTTAATATTAGCGCCCGTAGCTCAGTTCCCATTTGAGACTTAAACCATGAACCCATTAGTTAACACAGTTGCTCAATTCCTGCCCATGAGGAAGTTTCGTTCTGGCCGTAGGGCCAGAACCAGAGCTTTCTTGACAGCAGGCTATCCCCGCCAGGGCGGCGGTTCTAAGATTAATGGCTGCGTTGATGTCTCGGTCGTGGACAACCCCACAAACCTCACAAACCCATTCTCGGATGGACAAAGGCAACGGTCCTTCTCGTCTTGTTCCACAGTCGGAACACAGCTTGGAAGAAGGGAACCAGCGGTCGGCAACAATGATTTCACTGCCGGCAAGCGGAGCTTTATACATAAGCTGACGCCTGATTTCCGACAAGGCAGCATCCGCAATCGACTTGGCAAGATGATGATTTGCCATCATCCCCTTGACGTTCAAGTCCTCGATTCCAATCCGACGAAAGTCTCGGACCAGCCGAGCGGTAAGCTTATGCGTTACGTCTTTGCGGATGTTGGAAATCCGTTCATGCAGCCGTCCAAGCTTCGTTTTAGTCTTCTGCCAATTTCTTCCTCCTATGACGCGACGAGACATTTCCTTGTTGAATCGTCGCAGTCTGGTTTCATGAGCACGCAGAATGCGTGGAGCCTCGACCCGTTCTCCCGTAGAAAGCACGGCAAGGTCTCGGAGCCCGAGATCCACTCCAACCGCTTCTTGGGTTTCGCAGCGATGGGGATAGGACCAGGAGTCGGAGACTTGAATTTGGACCGAGACGTACCAATGACCGGCATGTTTCGTAAAGTGAGCGGACAGGATTTTACCAGGAAATCTTATCTCTTGTCGAGTGCGGACCCAACCAAGCTTGGGAATCTTAACTCTTCGGCCGTCAAAGCGAAGGGCTCGACCTTCAACGGCGAAGGACATTTTGCTTTGTTTCTTCGACTTGAAGCGGGGATAGCCGGGCTTTTGGCCAGATTTGATACGGCGAAAGAAGTTGGAGAAAGCATTGCCGAGGTTGGACAACGCCGTTGCAGCAACAGCCCACGGCAATTTTGCCATCCAAGGAAATTCGGTGTTTTTGCAGGCATTCAGCTCGGTGTTAAGACTGATCCAAGAGGGCTTTCCTTCGGCTTCGTATTGAGTTTTCCAACGGTCCAATCCCCAGTTGTAGACGAAGCGAGATGCACCAGCACAACGTTCGAAAAAGGTTGTTTGGATGTTATTTGGAACGAGTCGAATACGTTGACTGAGGATAGTTATAGGGAGGCTTTTTTCAGAAGTTGTAGAAAGACGTTTCGACACATTATAAATATAGCACACGAAGTGAAATATGTTGACTTTTTTGTAAATTCATTATTTTTAATAAGAGGAGAGAGCTTAAACTCATGTCGGCTGATGATTTCGTGGTTTAAATCTCGAACGGGATGGTGTTCTCCTATTGCCCTGGTAACGGCCACGGCTTCTACCCGTGTGTACCGTAATTGGAATAATGCAGGTTCGAGCCCTGCCCAGGGCGTTATTATAAATAGTGGAGTCGAACTCGCTTTTGTATAAAAAATACAAGTCGGGAGTTCAAGCCTCTCCGGGCGCGTAGGAAACGGAGGATAAAATGTCTCTTTATGATTGGTTTGATCTCACAATTATGAGCATATACGGGCATATGATATCGTGCAAAAGACAGGAGTGTGGCCAGAGGGTTTTCTTCCAGACTATATTGAAATTCCTGTCTTATGGTCTGTAATGTTGGCTGCCAAGATGGCGGATGCTTGGGTAGATTATATGTTACAGAAGCAGTCGGGCGCGTAGGAAAAGAAGTGCGAGCAGAAAGAATTAAAAATGGAAACAGAAAAACAAATTCTTGAGTTCACTGTTCCAGAGTCTTTGTTTCCAGGTGATCTTGCAGAAGCAAAAAAGAAATTTCACGAATTGGCTCTTTATTGGCATCCTGATAAAACAACTGGTGATGCCAAGGTAATGTCACATATTACGGAGCTTTATAAAGAAGCAGTAAGGCTTCTAGAAACTGGGAAATGGAGAGGTTCTAGTTTTCTTGATTTGAAAAAGAAGGGTGGTGGGAGTATTAGGTTCAAATACCTAGTTAGCAGAAGCTTCGAATTGGGGTACGTTTATATTGCGAATACCCACATTTCATATTTAATTGATAAGAAGTTCGAACAATTTTCAAAAAGAGCAGAGAGAACTATAAAAAATCTTCATTATGCAGATGATAAAATGAAGAAAGAGATGTCGAAAACCCTTCCAGAGTCAATAAAAGTATTTGAACTTGAAGATGATAAACTTCTTTTAACGATTCCAAAGTCAAAAAACCTTGTTCCGTTGCGAGAAGTTTTTAGCTATTACAAGGGAAAGATTGAACCAGTTCATGTAGCATGGATTGGGAGTGGATTGCACAACATAGCGTGTTATTTGGAGTGGGCTAAGATAGTTCATGGAGATATTTCTCTTGATTCCGTTTTTATTTCTCCTTCTGATCACAGCGTGTCTTTGTTGGGAAGTTGGTGGTTTGCTGTTCCAATAGATGAAAAGATTTCTACGTTGCCAATTAGAACATACAAGTATCTGCCATGGGAGGTGAAATGTAACAAAATTGCTACACCTCTAGTAGATCTTGAGATAATTAGGGCTACTGTTCGAGAGTTGTTGGGAGATATTACAGGACGTTCTTTATCGTCAAGCCCCATGGTCGATCTGGTGCAGATTCCGGTGGACGACACGGCTCAGCGTGCTTACAAGTTGTGGCATGAGGCGTTGCAAAAAACATTTGGAAAACGCAAATTTGTCAAAATGGAGCTTCACGTCGATGAAGCTTACAAACAGGGAGAATAATCATGGGAAGCGGAAGATTTTCACCAACAGACTGGGCTTCTTATTCTAGCTCGCGTGGTTTGCACAAGGCTTCGACGACTGCGGCTCACATCTACAAGTCCTCTTCAATGAACGATGATTTAGATCCAAAGAAAATAAAGAATGGGCTGCGAGAATCTAGGGATTCCGCAGACAATCCCAACTCTACTCCAATTATCGTTGGACTAGACGTTACGGGTTCAATGTCTCGTATTTTGGAAATAATGGCAAAAAAGGGACTGAAAACCCTGTTCGAAGAGATTTATAATAGAAAGCCGGTGCGCGATCCTCATGTTCTTTGCGCTGCAATCGGCGATGCATACTGCGATAATTCTCCGCTTCAAGTTTCTCAATTTGAAGCAGATATTCGTATCGCAGAACAGCTTGAAAAGCTTTATCTTGAGGGCGGCGGCGGAGGAAATGATTCCGAAGGATATTCTCTCTTGCATTATTTTGCTGCGAAGCATACCTCGTGCGATGCCGTTGAAAAGAGAAACAGAAAGGGTTATTTATTTACTGTTGGCGATGACGGACCAACTCCAAAGATTCTTGTTGAGCATGCCCAATCAGTCTTCGGGGATACTATCGGCGAAGACATTTCCGGGAAACAGCTTTTGACAATGCTCACACGAAATTGGGAGGTTTTTCATTTGAATGTTGCTGAAGGTGGCTCATATGATAGTTGGGTTGTAGACCGCTGGAGAGCGTTGCTAGGAGAGCGTTCTTTGACTTTGACCGATCACACCAAGATGGCTGAAGTTATTGTTTCGGCAATTCAAGTTGTGGAAGGTTCTAAAGCAGACGACGTTGCTGATTCGTGGGATGGCAGTACGGCCATGGTTGTTCATAAAGCAATCTCTGGCCTAACAAGCTCCGCATCCTCAGACTCTCAAGGGCTGATTACTCTATAGAAAGAAGGGTGCAATGCGACTGTCGGCTGTCATTGGAACTAATTATGGCGACGAAGGCAAGGGACACGTTGTTGATTGCTTGTCGGATAATAAAAGCCTTGTAATTAGATTCAACGGCGGGGCTCAAGCTGCTCATACTGTAATTAAATCTGATGGCAGCCGACACGTCTTTCATCACTTTGGCTCAGGCACTTTTAATGGGGCTGCTACTTACTTCTCCAAGCATTTTATTGTAAATCCTGTTTTGTTTTCTCAAGAGCTTCTATCTCTGCCACCAGACCCAATTGTTTTGGCAGATCCACGATGTCTTGTAACCACACCAGTTGATATGATTTTAAACCAAACAATTGAAGCTTTAAGAGGCAAATATAAACACGGGAGTTGTGGCCTTGGTATCAACGAAACTGTTACCAGGAGCGAGGCAGGCTTTGCTATTGTTTTTAGGGATCTTTCAAACAGATCCCTTTTGAAGAAAAAGATCGAATTGATTGTTAATTTCTGGCTTCCCAGGAGGATGAGGGAGCTTAACATTATAGAAGATTTAGAGCAAGTTGACAATAAACAAATGTGGGAACAGTATTACGAAGACTGTGCCATTATGACTGCACGATGTGAATCTTTCTTATGGCCTCAATCTTCTACAAAACTACCAAATTACGAACACTTTATTTTTGAGGGGGCTCAGGGTCTTTTGTTAGATGAATACGGTAAAGACTTTCCCCACGTTACGAGGTCTAGGACGGGGTTGACAAACGTTTTGGCTATGTTAGAAGAAGCTAGAATTAAAGAGATGCTTGATATTTATTATGTTACGCGACCTTATCTTACAAGACATGGGGCGGGACCGTTAGAAAACGAATTAAAAGAAGCTCCATATGGAATTGTTGATATTACAAACCAACCAAATATGCATCAAGACATATTAAGATATGCGTGGTTAGATATAACCAAAGTTGGAACAACTATTTCTCACGACTATAAACAAACTACTTATCCGCTGAATGTGATTCTAGCCATTACTTGTCTTGACCAGATGCCGCAAGAGCTTCAGGCACTTTTGTATGGGAAAATGAAAATGTTTACTCACGAAGCTTTTATACACAACCTAGAAGACGCTGTACAGGCAGACTGTGTAAGGGTTTTTAAGTATTGACATCTTTCGTTTTTCCCGGTAAGATGGAGTTTTAGAAAGAAGGTTAGATAATGCCAAGAAAGAATTCCGATCTCGCAATCCGCATGAAGGGATACGAAAATATCTCGAGACTTCATCTAACCCCCAGAATGCCGATGATTATTCGAATAGATGGAAAAGCTTTCCATAGCTATACAAGAGGTCTTGAGTTCCCTTGGGATATGAATCTTCATTTTGCCATGACGGAGACAGCCAAGGCATTAATTAAAAGTATTCAAGGTGCGAGCTTGGCCTATCTTCAAAGCGATGAAATCTCTGTTCTTTGCACAGATTACGAAACTTATAAAACTTGTTCTTGGTTTGATAAGAATGTGCAGAAGATAGCTTCTGTTTCGGCTTCTATTGCAACACTTGCCTTTAATAAAAACGCACCACACAAAAACAAAGACGCTCATTTTGATTCAAGGTGCTTTGTCTTGCCAAGAGAAGAAGTTGTGAATTATTTTATTTGGAGGCAACAGGACGCAACAAGGAATTCTATTGCCTCTCTTGCCCAATCAAAGTTTTCTTCAAAGGCTCTTCACGGAAAGAATACGGGAGAGATGCAAGAGATGTTGTTTTCTGGTTATGGAATTAACTGGAACGACATTGAAACGTGGAAAAAGAGGGGCTGGTGTGTTGTGGAAAGCGGCGTATCAGATGAAGAAATCCCAATCTTTTCTCAAGAACGAGGATATATCCAAGAGCTTGTGGACGTCGAAGAAGAATAAATATATATAATTATATATATGTGTGTGTGCGCAATGAATTACTTCTTGCCAATAAGCTATTTTAATGAAGCAAACGAAGGGTTGTATTGTGCCAAGAGACAGTTGAAAGGGTTTATTATTGGTACAGGAACGGCGAAAAAGATTTCTGATAAGTGTTACAGCGATTTTAAAGAATGTAATCCTAACTTTGTTGGAGTATCCGAAGAGCAGGAGGAAATTGCAGATCTCTACGGTTGCCCCTATGGTCTTGCAATAGAAATGAACAAGCTCACATACAAACTTTCCTCCGAAGGACATTATAATTATTTGGGACTAAAAGGAGAAGTAAAGAAAACATGGCCGTTTCTTTTGGACAAGGAAGAAGAAAATAAAGATTGACAAGTCTCCTGTGCTCTGCTATTATTATCTTGTTCGCGACTAGGACCGATAAGCCGGGAGTAACGGCAAGAAGCGGTCCCCCCTGTCGGGAGACGCGGGAAGTCTCAGGGCAGTCTGCCTATACCAGGCTGTGTAAGTTCCTGAGCAGGCATGTGGTGTATCACATAGCACGCACGCTAGACATGAGGCATTGGGTTCCCATAGTTGCTAGCTGAAGAGCCGGGTGAAATTCCCGGCTTTTGCCGTTTTAGGGGATTGACTTCTTTTTTTAAGTATGCTATTGTTATTTTATCTTCTTTCGGAGGAAGAAAAGATGGAAAAGGTGATTGTTTATCGCAGTTCTCAGGAAGCAACACAAGATTTTTATCTTTGGGAGGAAGGTGGAATCGTTTGGGTTGGGGCAACGATGGTTTTTGTTTTCGTTGCTGTGATTGTTTGGGCAAAGATCTCAGAGTGGATGAACCGTCGAAAGCGGAAGTGAGGTTTAAGAAAGTGAGCACCAAGAAGAATCGGAAGATGGGGAAGATTCGCAATCAAATTGCGGTGGTTGCTCACTTTCGCAAGGCGGGTTCTTTTGTGGACAAGAAGAAGAATGAAAATAAAAACGCTTGCAGAAACTGGAGGGATTGACATGTTCGACAGCATCCTCTGGACGCAGATTATTTTTTTTGTTTCTTTCTTTGCTTCGATGTGGAGTTTTCTTTGGTTTGTTGTAAAGTTTGTTGACGCTGTGCTCTATAAAAAGCATGCCATTTTCAATGGCCTTAGTTATTTTCTTTGTCTGTCTACTGCTATTTGGTTCAGCATCCTTGTTTGGAAGTAATTTCTTTATTGACTTCTCCGCAAGTTTCTCATATAATGCTCGAAGAAATCGAGAACAAGGAGAAAAAGATGAGCATTCGAAACAATCCTCGTCGTTACACCATCCGAGAGACCGAGGAGACTCTCGTGGAGGTGACTTTCTTTTTCGAGGACTGCGATGGGAAGGACTATAAGACCACGCAGGAGTGGTGGGCTCCGCCAGGTGGTGGCTACGTGCGAGAGGTGTCAGATCGTCGTCCGGGCACGCTTGGTCAGCAGCTTTACGACCAGATTTCTTCGGTTCGTGGGAGCACTTGGTATTGGCATGGACAGATTCCTCTTGTTGACGTCGCCCGTCTTCAGCTTCGGGCTCTTTTCCGCAAGCATCCGGACTATTGTGAGCTTTTGAGTCTTGAGCACTACAACCAAGAAGATTTTCGTTGCGAGGAGAGATAATTTAATTGTTGACTCTTTGCACAAATTTCTGTTATAATCAGCTCATCAACTTCGGAAACTAAGGAGAAAGAAAATGTCTCATAATCTCGATAGTCTCAAGTATCGTCTTCGCTACTTCAATTGCATCGAGAAGATTGCTGCAGCAACCAATAACGAGAAGACCGCAGCTTTCATGAAGCAGATTGCGGTTCGCCACCCCGAGATCTTCATGCGGACGGTGGAGGACATTTACGGGGCAACGTCTTCATCGTCGCTTCTTTCCGAGAATGACCGGACTATTCTTGGCATGGCTACTAATGACCATGCTATCCAGGCCATTAAATATCGTCGCGAGAAGACGGGAGAGGGACTTCGAGAGGCGAAGGACTATGTTGTTCGTCTGTGCGAGCGCAACGGGATTGATTGCGGAATGAAGGTTTTTGTTGACTAAAACGCTTTGCTCCAATAGGAGGATAAAATGCGCTTTTTCTTGAGCAAGAACAAGGACATGGACAAGACCTACACGGCTTCTTGCAACGATAGCAATCTGCCGCAAGAGAGCTTCGAGGTGGTTACGATTGACGAGATGAAGCGGCTTGTGGAGCTTGCTTTTAATCGCGGATACGATAAGCGCATCGAGGATGAACAGCTTGCCCGATAATTGAGTTTAAGGGGCGGCTGTATTTTTACAGCCTACGTTTACGAACAGCGTGATTGTGGTAGTCGCCGAAGATCCCACAGCCTCTTAAGTTTTAAGTATCTTCCCAACAAAAGAAAGAAAACAAAATGAAGAAGCTTTTTTTAGATGACGAAAGGCAATGTCCTTCTGGCTGGGAGCCGGTGAAGACAGCAGAGGACATGATTTATCTTCTTAGAACCCTCCAAAACGTTTCAGAGGTTTCTTTTGATCATGATTTGGGCGATGGACTTAAGACGGGTATGGATGTTATCAACTGGATGGACGAGTGGATGTTTTTTCATCGAGACTGGAATCCTCCGACTGTCAACATCCACAGTGCAAACCCAAAGGGCGTCGAGAATATGAAGCGCGCTCTCTTGAGAATGGAAGAGAGATACGGAAAGAAGATTTTTGGTAGAGTTTGGTCCACAACGTAATCAGAAAGAAAACAAAATGTCGTATTATCACAACGGATATAATTCCGAAAAGACTCTCGATTATGCAACAGGCTTTCTTGTTTTTTGTTTTGTTCTTGTTGTTCTTTTCGCTTGAGTTTTGTTCCCGCCGATTATAATGGGGAAACTTTCAGACAAGAGGTAAAAAGAAAATGGACACCATAACCACAGACTACGAAAAGAAGGCTTTGCTGCTTAGTGAGAGGATTAACGACCAGGCAAATGTTTTTTTTAAGATGGTTTCGCATCTTTCTTTCAAAGAAGAGGAAAGGAATTTGTTGTTGAGCATTCTGCATTCAGCGTACTCCAGCGGGTTTTTTGATGGTTCGATGGAAGCATCTTATCCTGGGGTTGTTCTCAAGGCAGAGGAAAAGTAAAATGAAAGCGATTTATTATATTGTGGCTGCGGCTATTGCCCTTTTCGTGTCTGTGCTTCAGGTGGCTTGGAATTCATGGGTGATCATGTGTATTTGGGATTGGTATAATCTTTCTTTTTTCTTTCCCTTTGTTTTGAATTTTTATACAACGGCTGGAATTCTGATGATTGTTTATATTATTCGGCAAAAGCCATATAAGAAGCACAAGGAAGAAGAACTTCTTGCAGAGACGGCTCCGCTTTGGTGTCCATTTCTTGTTGGGGCAAGCTTTCTGTCTATTGCTTGGCTTCTTCTGAAGATTTTTTAATTGAAACTTTAAGCTAGAAGAAATCGTGAAAGGATATAAAAAATGGGAAACGTTACAATTAAGAAATTTCAAATTCATAAGCCGATTGGACTTTCTTGGCAGGAGTTTGGGAAAAAGATTCGTTTACTGTCAGAACAATGTTCAGACATAAAAAACACTTATGCTGTAGAATATTATTTAGCAGATAGAAAGAATTTAGAAATAGAAAACAAGCTGCTCTCGTCTTTTGAATTTAAAAACGGCAAGTATGATAAATCTTCAAAGGAGGGGTGTCTTAAGTCTAAAACCTATCATACTCTGGTTAAACCAAAATATCTCTTGATTTCTACTCCGATTATGGAAGGACTTAAAATACAAGTTGGAGACTTTTATGTGAGACACAGGTTTGCAACTTTAGTAAAAAAAGAAGAGTCTGTTTTGTTCTTTAAAAGAACAAGCCCAGTTCCCTTCCCCAAGGGCAGTTATGAACTCTTTTTGTCCGAGGAGAAAGAATTTTGTGTTAGGCTTACAACAGGGTCAAAGAGTGTTCCCAAAGAGGAAAGAAAAATTAGCTTTGTTTTAAAAAGTTCAAAGCTTCCTGCTTTTCTCAAAAAAGAAATGAAGAGTATGTGGGAAGGGAGGCTTGGAACCGGAGAGTGCTATTTGCAGATAAAAGATAATAAGATTTTCTTTCTTGTGTCTTGCAAACACCCTCCGGTTGTCACAGAGCTAGACTCAAATGTTATTATGGGAATTGATTTGGGGATAGCGCATCCGTGGACTATTGCTTTTTCTAATTCCGAAAAGCGGGACTTTTCAATGGATGCTTCTTTAATACGAAAAAATCAAACCCAATTTCGGGAAAGAAGAAGAAGTATTCAAAGAGGATATAAAAACTATGAAGAGCGCAAAGGAAGAGGACGAAAGAAAGCCCTAGAGCCAACGCTTTCAATCGAAAACAGGGAGAGTAGTTGGGCAGATACAATGAACCACAAAATGTCTAAAGCATTGATTAACCGAGCAATAAAAGAAGGAGCTAAAACCATTCAAATGGAAAACCTTTCTGGCATTACTGCCGGGAAAAAGCCAAAGTTTCTTAAAAATTGGAGATATTTTGATCTTCAAACAAAGATAGAATATAAGGCAAAGATTGTGGGAATTAAGGTTGTGAAGATAAATCCTCAATACACGTCTCAAAGGTGTTCAGAGTGTGGAACGATCCACGAAGATAATCGCAAGACACAAGAAAAATTTGTTTGTGTTTCTTGTGGATATACTGCAAACGCAGATTATAATGCAGCAAAAAACATTGCTACAAAAGACATAGAAAATATGATTAAGGAATATTGCATAAAAAACAAACTTCCTTACCGTGGATTAAAGGATGATGAGTATGAATGTGAGGAGACTGGTACGTCGGAGACGGAAGAGTCTTCAACAAGACGAGAAGAAGAAAAAGCTGTTGACAAAAGCATAGAAGATGTGCTATAGTTATGTCATTCTTGGGGCGGCAATAGCCACAAGATAAAGTTCTTTGAAAAACTGAATAAAGAATAAATTTGGGAATAGAATACAGTTTTGTATTCTGGGCGTGGTCCCACGCCCTAATCTGAGAAAGTGGCCCAAGAAAGTCTTAATAAAATAAGACTGGTATGGCAATACTCTCGGAAAGCCGTGCGGAGTTTCCGCCTACAGAAGCATGTATAGCAAAGAATAAATTCTTTGACGGATATGCTATTCCCGCATGTGGCAGGGGAGCCACAGTTGGGTATGACTTCGATGTCATAGAGTCTCCCCCGCGTGTGCGGGGATGGACCTGGCAAAAGCGTGGTCGAAGGCTAAAAAAAGATGTCTCCCCCGCGTGTGCGGGGATGGACCAGCCCCGGTGCCAACATTTTTCCCCCGTCCTACGTCTCCCCCGCGTGTGCGGGGATGGACCTTCTGCCAAGAGCACAGAAAAAAGATCCTGAAAGTCTCCCCCGCGTGTGCGGGGATGGACCTTCTTCTAATGTGCAGCCTAATAGCGTCAACGTGTCTCCCCTGCGTGTGTGGGGATGGACCCCGAAACTTCCGAACAAGAGAGAAAAAAGAAATGCTAGCGACAACGGTTTCGATCCACGTCGACAAGACCTCGATGAAGATCGCCAAGACTCTTTCGACAATCAATCCTCCGGGGTCGGAGATTTTCGGGCTTGTGCGTCGAGGTGGGGCGATCAGTGGTGCGGCTCTCTCGCTTGCCAATGGAGTTCTGGTTGACGCAATCAACGGATGTTTTCGTCGCCTTCCGTCGAGCTATCGTCTGACGGCAAAGGAGGGGTGAGATGGACTTCACGAACTTTGACAGAGATTCTCAAAAAAAGAAGATTGTTGAAAACGTAAAGAACAACTATGCAAAGGCGATTGTAGAATCCCTTCGACAAGCGGCAAATGCAATTGATTTTGCGAGAAAGAACAGTTCACTTCCGGCAGAAAGAATCATTTCTGTTTTGAGAAACTGTAACAATGATTGTTTGAGCCTCGTAGAGACATACTTGTCTGTGGACAACGGGAGGGATTAGAATGTTACTGATTGAAGAAATCAAAAAGCTAAAGGAAATTATTTGTTTGCTTGCGAAAGCGCATCAGATTGTTTCCAATCTTTCTATAACAAATCAAAAAGCCTCCGACGAGATAACTTTTCACATTATTCAGATGTACATGAGTCTGTGTAGTAAGGAAGAAACCGAAGAGCTTTACAAGATGATTGTTGGGGTTTTGGGAGAGAAGAGGGAGAAGTAAATGTTTTTTGAACACAAACGTTCTTACCGACATGAATATAAGGGAGAACGCGAGTTTGAATCTTACAAAGATAAACAAGGAAATCAAGTTTACGCAAAGGTCGTGGAAATTAATCCTCGTTTTTGGAAGTCTGGCGGATACTTAGAATTCCGGTATCTGGAGAAGTTTCTTTCCAAAGAGGAACAAAAGGACGGTTCTTATCTTATTTCCGACCAAGAACGAGAAGTTACTCGTTTTACGATTTATGACACCGATTCCTTCCACAAAATAAAAAGAAGCAAACCCAATCTTTTTTTCTTTATTCCTTCTGGGTTTCAATCAATGATGATTACGGGTATAGCAAAGGAAGAGATCACGGGGGAGGCTGCAGATTCTGCACTTTGGGACATTTTTTATAGTAACATCGTGAAAACAAAGGCTTTTAAAGAGTTTCTACCCTTGGTCCACGAGTATTATATAGATTTTGAAAGAAAGGCAAAGAAGAAAGATTAAAAACAGCTTGCTTTAAAGAAAGAAATTTGATACTATTGGTTTTATAGGGAGGAACAAATGGACAAGCAGAAGTATCAAATTCGAAATGTCTCGAAGGCCATTGTCAACGGACAGAACAGAAAGATGTTCCAGCTTTGGGCATTTATGTCCAAGAGCGGCTGCTGGGTCTACAGCGGGACCTTTACTGCGCCAGTGAGGACCGCAAAGAAGAACCTTTTTGATTTTGTGTGTCTCCATGGTTGCGAAGATTAAAAAGAAAACTTTCTTCTTGCTCTTTTATTCGGGTTTTGATAGTTAGGGTTAGAGAGCAAGGGGAAGGCGATGTCACGCAGCTACAAGAAGACGCCAGTTTTTAACAATGCCCGTACCTCCAATCGCAAGGAGGATAGGACAGATAACAACCGGAGCCGTCGGCACAAGGAAAAACAAATTATTAAGAGTGCCGATTTTGATCCCGAAGGGGATATTTTCCCGGAAGCCAATGAAATTTCCACACCTTGGGAATGGGGGTGCGACGGATGGAGGTGGGTTGATCTTGATAAGTGGGCTGAACCACACCACAAGAAGATGGGGAAGTAGTTTTTTATTGACTCTTGGGGAAAACTCTTGTATAAAGAGAGATAACTTCCGAGCAAGAAAGAAAAAAGAAAATGTCGAAGACGAACAGCACCACCGCTCTCATCAACTTCTGCAACAACAACAACGGGGGGTTCAATAAGACTGAGCTTTCCATTTATGTTCAGAACAACGGAAACCCGGAAAGATTGGGGGTGTTTATTCGGGACATTATTGGAGAGTCGAGCTTCCCGAATTATCTAAACATTGAGGCGGGAGCACGATTTCTCGAAGATCTTTTGAATTCTGAGGAATACAGGGCTCATACTGTTAAGGCTTCTTGGAAGTCGAAGGCGGATTACATTTATAACATCTCAAGGACGTCCCGCTATTGGGCGATGGACGTCTCGCACGAGGGCGAGGAGGTGTACAACGGAATGGTTTCGGAGTTTAAGGGAGAGGTGGAGATCGTTTCTGTTACGATCCCTCTCGATTCCTCTTCTTCGTTCTAGACAAAATCCTAAAAGCCTCAAGTTTTTTCTTATTGACCTTTCCAAAAAGTTGTGTTATTATTCTTTTGTTCAACACCACAAGAGAAAGAAAAACAATGTCAAACACAAATCTTCGTGAATCTCCGGTTCTTTTCGAGTGTGCTCGTTACCTTAAAAGGGAGCTGGCAGATTATCCAGGACTTAATGTTCTTGCACAGAGCCTTTACGACGTTCTCTTGATTGCCCTAGAGGAGGAGAGGGCAAAGGCTGTCCCGGAGCTGCCCAAAACCGAGGAAATTAAGCCTGGGCCAACCTCAGCAACGGAGGAGATGTTTCTTGAAGGCAGGGATACTAACGTGAATTGTTCCGATTCCGATTGGATTGCTGGTCGTTTGGGACACAATCCTTATTGGAGAAATTGTAAAGAAGGGAATCACAATTTGACGCACGAGCCGGATGACCAGGGATTTTATCAGTGTGTAGATTGTGGACGGACTTTCTTCTTGGATGCAAACACAAGAAAAATCATAGAGAGACGAAGTTTCGAAAAGTAGAATTATGTCCAACACACAAAAAAAAGAAGATCTCTACCCTTCCAGTGGTATTCTTGGATATCTTTTTTTTGAATTTTCTGGACATTATGCTTCAAACACCTGGAATAACAAACTAAGACGGTCTATTAATTCTTTTGTTCTTGATTATGAAAAGTCTATTGTAGAGTCAAAACTTTTTACTTCTGAATTCAATAAAAACTTTCATTTGGTTTCCGATAAACACAAAAGACGAAATAAAAGAAATCGAGCAAAGATTGTTCTTTGTCAAGTTTTATCCGTTAACAAGCTTTATTCCAAAATCAAAGAATATCGGCATGTTTCCAATTTGTGCAGCGATTTAGAGCACAATCTTTATCATTCTTCTTTAGGAGAACTTGACGTTAAAAATCCGGGTGTTATCTGTTTGGCAGAAGATAAAAGGTTTGGCATTTGCCTTCCGATGAATAAAGAGGTTTACGATTATTTCATTGTCAATAAAAACACAGACTATGCAGCAACAACGAAAAGAACTTTATCTTCGATTGGAACGGGAGGAGGTATTTTTTCGTCCACAAGGGATGTGGGATATATTCTAAAGCTTTCCGGGCATTTGATTATCCCCGAGAGAGAAGAATAAAATGTTGTATTATTTCTTGGAAAGTAGGGAAGCTCCACACGTTCTAACCGAAGAAGCAAAAAAGAAGGTAGCAGAGTTTTTCTCGAAAGGGCCAAACCCCTATGGAAGTAGATTACCCATATATACCGATGAAATTGTGATTTTCTTTCTATCGCCAAAGAATTGGCCAGTAGACATAAAGTATTTTGCTCTTACAGGTTGGGCAAGAAAGGTCTCAGGTGTGAGGTTTATAGAGTGGAGAGAATACGAGTTGAAAGCTCCACTATCACAGGAAGGGCGTGACTGGTCTTTGGGAACTAAAATTCCAATCACAGAGGAAACTTACAGTGTAGTGAACAATAAAGAGATTTTCCTAAAGCCGCTTCCTTTTCTAATTGTTGAGGAAGAAAAAGATTGACAATGCAACTTAATTCTCGGCAAAGACGACAAAAAATGGAGAGAGAGCAGAAAGCCGAAACAATAGGGCATTTCTTTATTGAGTTCTCAGAAAGAGAATACAGCAAGTATCAGCCTGAAGATTCCCAATATTATTACTATAACAAAGACTTTCTTGAGTGTTTGTCGACAGTTAGAGATGTTATTTTGTTTCCAAAAGACTTTCCTCTTATTCCAAGAAAATATTATAGCAGAATGATGTTGATCAAAGTTAAAAAAATCGGGGTTAATCGGTATTTGTACAGAGAAAATCTTGTTAAGCCGTGTTTTAACGAGTTCCGAAAGAAATACTTTGCCAAAACAAACGGCTTTTTCCATGTGGCGCACGATGAATTTCTTGGATTGTCAATCCCAATCACAAGAGAGACTTACGATGTATTGTTGGGAAGAAGAAAAGAAAAAGAACCAGTGTTTGTGTTTAATAACAACGTATTGAATACTGGTCTTTTGATTTTACCAAGATAAACAAAATGCAAAGCCTAAAAACAGAAGACTTGACACAGACAGATTATTTCTTTTATGGTCCCTATTTTGGGAACAATACAAAAAATTCAATAGTTGTAAATTATACTTTAAGTAACTCTAGCAGTTGGGAGTTTTTTGATCACTCGTTTGAATTTTTAAAGTGGAGTCGTGCTATTCTAGCTTTAGTGCCTCAAAACCCAATTCTTGATAGATCATGTGGTGGGTTTTCCCAAGACACAAGAAATAAAATTTGTCGAGGAGTCGTAGAGCAATTAACCGAAACGCACAAAACGTTCCTATTCAAGAGATTTTTTGAAGAGTCTGTGCAGAAGGACGGAATCGATAAGGAATACATAGAGTTAAACGCACAAGAGCACGTAGGTATTATAATTCCATTGACAGAAGAGACCTATAATGTATTCTATAAAGAGCCGGATTTAAGAAGAAGCGTATTTCCTCTTTTTATTCCAAAGCCATGGAGACTGTAAACTAACAGGTATATAAAATGGAAACCGATTATTTCTTTTATGGTCCGTTTTTTGGTGGTAGTCATGAATCTGGGCTACATAAGTTCCAAAGAAAATGTTATTACCACAATCACAGGGTTCAATGGGATTATCTCAATGAGACATGTTATATTTTAAAAGGCGAAAGTTTAGATAAAATGCGTTTTGATAAAGTAACAATTATAACAGATGCAGAATGGAAGATGAACTCTTTTTCCCAAGACACAAGAAATAAAATCGAAAAGATTATTGCCAAAAGAGTGTCAGAGACAAATAAAGTTTATGAGGCAATGAGAAACTTTGATATGTCAATTTACGAAAGAACTCCTTTTAGCGAAGAAAAGAATACAACAGTTAATCCTGTGGTCTTTCTATATGAAAACGAATGCACAGGAATAATGATACCTCTGGTAGAAGAGACTTACAATGTATTTTATAAAGACTCAAGGTTAAGAGAACCGATTGGAACTTTAATAGTTCCCGACCAGCAGCTATTAACGCATAGCGTTATGGAGCCACCAAGCAAATGACAGAAAACATCGCCAAGACAGAAAAAGAAAACGAAGAAAGCCTCGGCCACATATTTATTCCAATAGAAGAAAACAACGATAAAGCTAGAAGTTATATATTTCTTGACATTTTACAATACTTAATAAAATTCCTCCTCTTAACATCCTCCCAACAAGAAGAAGAAATAAGCGAAGGAATTAATCATCACCCAGTTGAATTGTGTTTAGACGTGGTGGATATTATTCTTTCCATTCAACAAAAACAACTTCCCCAAGACATAAAAAATAAAATCGAACTAATCATAGCAACAAAGCTCTCAGAACAACATCCACTTTATAAAGAAAGCAATATCCCAATATCAGAAAGAACAGAAGAATTTAGAAACTCCAGTCATTCTAAAACAAAATCAATAGAACAACAGGTTTTTCTAAATTTCAATGAAGCCGTAGGTATTAAGATCCCATTGGTAAAAGAAACATATGAAGTGCTCTATACTCTAAACAAAGAGTATGCGAAATATGTCGGCTTCTTGGTATAGAAAGGAGATAAATATGTCAGAAGAAACAGATTATCTATTTATCCCAATATTAACTAATTCTACTGCTGCTGCAGATTCAGTAAGCGCGGGCTTTATTTATTTTGTACTGTCTAATAAGCTGTACGGATCAGTGTCGCAAAACTCAACATCTTCTTTTAAATGGGGTATAAAATCAAACAACGAAGATTATTATGACTTATTTTCACTGTTGTCCGTGGTTCTTTCCCAAGAAGAGAAAAATAAAATCAAATTAATCTCAGCCTTAAAACTATCAAAAATTCCTCCTCTTTATAAAGAAGACAAAGATTTAAACATTACAATACATAATTGTCGTTCTCTAGAGAACTCTTCTTCCAACCTTAAATTAAAACCCTTTTCGTCTATAGGTTGTATGGTTCCCTTTACAGAATCTGTATATAGAATATACACAACAAATAAAGAATATAAAAAGCATGTCGGCTTCCTGGTATAGACAAGACAATAAAACACAGAATAGATAATAGATAAAAATAATCAGATAAGCACTCATTAGGATAGGGGGTACAGTATACAGCGTATACTACATATAATATCTTTTTAAATTTGGAAGAAGGCTGAGGAAAAGAAGAGAAGAATAAAAGAAAACCTAAAGGATAAACGTGGGGGGGAGAAGGGAGCGGAGGTAGCGGGACGAATTAGCACCACGATACTGCCCAAAATTTGGCACCCCCTGTGACAAAATGTCACACCATTCTCACCTTATTTTACTTGACAACTCCTTTTGGTTATGATATAGGGCCGATCCTTTAAAGTTGGCGAGTATATCACAAATAAATAGTAAGGTCAAGTGGTAATTTCTCGAAAAAGGTGAGAAAGGGATAAAAAATAATACTTGACATAGGATAAAAGTTAATGTACACTAGGTTGGTGGAGGGATATAGTAAAACTGCTATATTGCAAAAACAAAGGGGTTTTATTCGATCTGTCCCTATTCAGAGATCATTTTTGTTGACTTGGGAAGATCCCATAGAGAAGTATAATAGTGGAGTATAGAATATTGGCAAGACAACAAAAAATAAGTTGACTTCTTGGGAAGAATCGTGGTATAAAGGCAGACATGGAACTGAGGTAAATGCGGAAAAAGAAGACAGACTATCTTCTTGCTAAAACCTCAGAACCTGCTTTAAGAGAACTAGTCATTCTTTTAAAGCTTCCCGGTAGCTCAGCGGTCTAGAGCGGCCCCTTTAAGGGGGGCAGGTCCCAGGTTCGAATCCTGGCCGGGGAATTGTGGAGACTGGGATAAAAATCCCTTGGGATAAAGAAGGTGAAAGCCCTTTCCTAGACCACAAACGTTTTAATTTTGTTTGTCTTGGAGGAATAGATGCGCAAGTACACACGTCCAGTTTATAATGGCTGTTCTCTCCAGGATTTAAAGGGTCTTGTTTTTGACAAGGTATATAAACGAGAGGAGAATCCGGCTCCGGAGTTTTCTAACGAAGCAATTGTCTTTGAGAATAAAGATGAAAAGTTTATTCTAACCCATTGGCAAGATTGTTGCGAATCTGTGGTAATTGAAGAAATTCATGGGGATTTGGAGGATTTGGCTGGTGCTTCTATTGTCCAGGCAGAAGAGGAATATAAAAACGGGTCACAGAACGGCGGCGATCTTACGGAAACCTGGAGTTTTTATAAGTTTGCGACAATCAAGGGGTACGTTACCATTCGCTTTTATGGAACTTCAAACGGATATTATAGTGAAAGTGCAGGTTTGTTCAAGTTGGTGAGGTGATTATTTTTGTTGACTTGTTTGGAAGAATCGTGGTATAAGGAAATATATTAACCCCTGGAGGTGTTAGGCACATAGAGAAGAACCACAGGAAACTACGCCTGGAGAAAACAACTGCCTTGATACATCGGGCACCTCCTTTCTATGTTGTTGTTTTCTCATGGGGATTCTCAGTTCTCCGTTCGATTCGGAGCCGGGGAATAGGGGGTAAGTCCTCGGGGAAATGCTGGCCTCTCAAAAAGGCAGATGCACCACGAGTTTACTGCCCCCGACTTTTTTATTTGTTTGTCTTGCGAGATATATAAAAAGGATCATAAAGGAGGGTCCTAAGCTTGATGGACAATTAAATTATTTGATAATGTACTAAAAAAGATTTCAAGTAAGGATTATTATTAACTCATTATTTCGGAAGGGACGGCCTATATGGCTGTCCTCTTCCCATTTGTCTGCCAATATATAAAAATAATTATACACACATATATATATACATATACCCACATCCAAGCGCGCATATATAATATAGTCAGAATTCGGCCAAGACAGAAAAAAATATATCTTGACTCTTGCCAAGATCTCAGGTATAGTCCTCTTAACACTTATTAGCAAGCTACGGCACGAGGAGGATAAGTAAAAAGAATGGAACCTTGGTAGAAAGCTTAAAGATTTCTTGGGGATTAGATCGTAAGGCATGAGGCTTACTTGTTAGGTTCTGGGGATTGTTTGGGTTGGATCTCGGCGGGAACGCGGCTCCACGGGGGTGCGTTAAGACGCTATCTCCCTGAGCGACAGCCCCCGCCGAATGGGCGAAAGACGCTGGCTTCCCCAGCCGGCCTCGGACGCCAAGTGCCGCCGCCCTCTTGTCGTCTGGCCTGACAGCCTAAGGACGACAATGGCGGCGGTTTCTTTTTCTTCTCTTGGGATAACGGCTAATGGATTATCATGTATGGTACAAAATGTACCATACATGATAACATATGGTCACTTATCTTGGACGGTCAAACAAAAGCACCCATATATTAGTAGTCAGAAAAAAAGACAGGCAAACAAAAAAAGAGATTGACGCTTCAATTTAAACTTGTTAAGATGTCCAAAGAATCGAACGAACCACCAGAGGAGAAAGCTTATATATTTTCTTCTTCAGTGCCCCAATGTAACTTCCTGTGGCAATTAGAGCAGAGAAGAATACATTTTTTTGTTTCTTCCATAAGTTCTTCCATTCTTTTGTTACGATTAGCACAGATAGAGAAGGTTTTCGTTTTGGGGTCTACATGATGAAAATCATAGATTGATACATGTGGATCGTTATTCCCGCAATGTTGACATTTTCCGCCAAGAAGAGAAATTAAAATTTGTTTCTTTTGTTTCCAGCGTTCCGATATTTCTTTTCTATAACAAGAAATACACTTCCTTTCGTTCTTATAAAAGAATTCTGGGCTATTAAGAGTTTTATTACAAAGAACACAAGTTTTTTGTTTTGGTTCTGGGATGGATTCTTTTTGAATCCTCAAAAGACTAAGACGCTCTTTAAGACAGTCTGGACAATACTTTCTTTTTTTCTTGCTTGTTCGTTTGAATTTCTTTTGACAAGCAATACAAGTACAAAGCTTGAAGTCTTCAGGATATTGTTTGTTATTTAAAAACAAAGCTTTGCATCTTCTAGAACAGAAATGTTCTTCGCTTCTCTTTGCTTGAGAAGGAATAAGATAAAAAGTCTTTGTGCAATAACTGCAGGTGGTTCTTGGGGTTTTGTCTTTGTAGTAGTTGTTTCTACACTCATGCGAACAGAAAAAGTGTTTGTTATTATAGACACGAGAGTTCTTTCTAAGGAATTCCTTTGAGCAGTTATCACAAACTAATAATTTCATTGTATTTATCTCTCCTGTCCTAACTAGTGCCACGGTTAACCAAAAACTTAAAAATCTTTGTTGACTTTCAAAACGGTTTGGTGTATTATCTGTTTTGTTGGGATGAAGAAAACCGAAAGAAAACAAAGGAGTACAAAGCAATGGCACACGGAATTATGGCAGAAGATACACTTTTTTTTAATCTCCTCAACGGAAAGCCATGGCATGGCCTTGGCACCGGGGTCGATGGTCTGGTGACGGTCCAGGACGCGATCCGGCTGGCCAACCTCGGCTGGACGGTGAGCAAGCGGGATCTCTTCCTGGCCAGCGGCACCAAGCTCGAAAACAACTTCGCCATCGTTCGCGACGACATCAACCTGCCGCTCGGCGTTGTCAAGGGGCGTTACCAGATCTTGCAAAACACCGAGGCTTTCGGTGTGATCGATCAGATGATGTTGCAGGGCGAGGCCCGCATCGACACGGCCGGCTCGCTCTTCAACGGGGCGCGCACTTGGATGCTGGTCGAGTTGTCCGAAGCCCTGAAGATCGGCGACGACAAGGTTCTGCCTCACATGATGGTGTCCACGACCCACGACGGGACCGGCGCGGTGTGGGCGCTTCTCACCGGGACGCGAGTTGTGTGCATGAATACGCTCCGGATGGCGGTCCACGGGGCCAAGCGGGAGCACAAGGTCCGGATTCCGCATGTCGGCAACATGGAGGCCAAGATCCGCGAGGCTATGGTTACCCTGGGTGTGGCCAAGGACTACTTCGCGGCGCTCCAGGCCCAGGCCGAGAGCATGATGCGCAGCCCGATCACTGAGATTCAGATGCAAGCCCTTGTCGAGGGGATTTTCCCCACGACCAAGGACGAGAGCGAGAAGGTCCCGACCCGCACCCTGAACATGCGGCAGACTGTCACGGATCTGTTCCAGACTGGCGGCATGGGTCTCGACGCCTATCGCGGCACCGCCTGGGGAGCCTACCAGGCCGTGGTCGAGTACGTGGATCACCACAGCACGCTCAAGGGCCAGGACGGACCCGAGGCCAATGATCGCCGCCTGGATCATATCTTCTTCTCTGGTCGGGGCCAGGATATGAAAGACAAGGCGCAGAGCATCCTGGAGAGCATCATGGATGCCAGCGTCAACGTCCACCCCGTCACCGTCCCCGCCTGATCTTCCTAAGCTACTTAAGACTTGAACTGTAAATTCGTTGGTCAACACGACTGCTGACAGATGAAACAACGAATTTGTAAAAAAAGTCAACATATTTCGCTTCGTGTGCTATATTTATAGCATGTCGAAGTTTCGTACTACGACGTATGAAAGAACCGCCGCCTTGGCGGGGATAGCCTGCTGTCAAGAAAGCTCTGGCTCTAGTCGTAAGACCAGAACGAAACTTTCTCTTGGGCAGGAATCGAGCAGCCGTGTTAGCTAAAGAGTTCATGGTTTAAGTCTCGAATGGGAAGATAAATAAAAAAACAACCTGCAAGACCGGGCGCCCAATGGCCCGGCATTTAAATATATATAAAAATACATATACATAAATATACATTAAAAATACATATACATAAATATACATATATGGTCACGTATTGCATAGCATCGAATAAATCGGCAAGGCAAACAAAAAAAAAGAGATTGACACTTCAATTTAGATTTGATAGACTGCCCAAAGAATCGAACAGACAAGGCAAGAAAAAGAAAAGAGGACGCCATGACAAAGACAGAAAAGCAAGAACAGCTCCAGGCATCTCGCAAGAGACTCGAAAGCCTTGTGTCACCTGGACAGCGCATTTTCGCAAGGTACGAGTCGCGGTCCCGTTCTGGAATGTATCGAACCGTGCGCCTGTATGTGATTCAAGGTGAGGATTTGATCAACATCACAGGAGCAGTGGCAACGGTTCTGGCATGGCGCTACGACAGACGCCATGAGGCAATCGGTTATAAAGGTTGCGGGTTTTCTGCAACAGACGAAGCGGTCATGGACCTGAGTCTTGCGCTTTTTAATAACGCATATGCTCTTCAATGCTGCACGTTCTGAGCAAGGCAAAGAAAAAAACAAGGACTAGGACAAACCATAGGACAGAAGAGATGGCGTTGTAGTGCAACATATGGTCATGGAGGCTAAACAAATAGACACATATATATAGAGACAATAAAAACATGTTGGTTGTCGGATTTTTATTGACTGTCAATTTAAATTCGTGTAGAGTGGTTTCATTGCACGAAGAAAACAAACAGTCAAACAACAGTAGGAGACACAGGCAATGACAACCAACAATGCGCTTCAGGATAAGGTTTCTTCTCTTCAAGCACAGGCAGCAGAACTTCAGGCGAAGGCAAATGAAATTCAGGCATCATTGATGGTTTATACCTCGTCTGCCGCTTTTGTGGCAGCCGTCAAGAAGGACAAGGAAATTAACGACATCTGCTGGAACGAAAAGATCGGCGTTCTTCATACCTACGGTGGCAACGATTTTTTGAACGCCACCCCAAAGGAGCTGTTTGGCAACAGGATTCCTGCGGTCCCTGCGGTTCCTTCCTGTCCTGCTGGAGCATGTTCCGATTGTCGGGAAGGGTACGAAGAGATTATTCTGAGCTTGGTGAAAGATAAGGCCAATTGGATGATGGAAGAAGGATGGTGGACCGGCCATGTCCACTGTGTGAAGCTTCGCAGGCTTGTTGTTGAGAAAGTTGGAGGGGAGAGAAATTTCTCGCAAGGTAGATATAGTGCGACTCTCCGTCGCTTGGTTAACCGGCAGTGTTTGGAACAGGATGGTCGCTCACTCAACACATCTTATAAGATCAAAAACGGCTAGATCTGTGTCTGTACCTCATCCTTCCTTCTGCCCTTCCCCGTTAGTCCCGTCTAGATCATGTGAGATAGCCTGATCTGATCTCGCCAAGAAAGAAAAAGAATTGAGAGATCTCGCGGAGTTAGGGCAAGAGAAGAAAAAAGATCTAGACCCTGGGCCACGAACCGATCTAAGTTTCCTGGACAGTCAAACAACGGTTCTAACCAAGGGGAGAAAAAACAAATGAACCGCAACGCTCTTCTCGCCTCGCTCCGTTCCCAGATCACTCCTCGTGCATTGGTCCTGGCTGGCGTCTTTGACACGCTGTGTCTGGTGGCAATCGTGGTGGCGATCCTGGTCTCGTGCCTGTCTTGACAAGACACAAAAAAAGAAAGAGGTATATATATGAACACCCAGATCAACGCTCAGCGACTTCTGCCCGCGCCTCGCCAGCCTAAGGCTCTGCTCTACCCTGCCCGGCAGCCCGTGTCCGTCCGCCTGGCCATGCGTCGACGCGAAGATAACAGCCGCGTCACATGGGCTGGCTTGCCTCTGGCTGAGCTGGCTTCCAGGGTCGGCCGCTACGCCATGGCACTGGACAGCGACGGCAGCTCAACCGATCTGTGGCGCTTTTGCGATGGGAGCGCGATGACTCGCGACGTGTTGGGAGTGCTGGCGTTCTGGCGCAGCGCGTCGGACGTCGACGTCGAGATCCTGGCCAGCGAATAGTCGCAAGGCAAGAAAAAGAAAATGGCGAGACAGGGGGGGGACCCCTCCCCCCTCCCCTCCCTCCCCCGCCCGGGATCTATGTCTCCGGGGATCGGCCAAGCATCAGGAGGGAGCTATACCCGTTTCCCATACGGGGATAATTTTTACACAGATCCGTCCCCTTCTGCCGTCCTCTTCTGCCTTCTGGCTTCAGCAAAGTTCACAGCTAGCTCACAATAAGATTAAATAAAGTATCACATATCCCGCGCCCTCGCACCCACAATATCCCACATTGTCTTAAAAAAAAGATCATGTTCCGCCTTTTTTGAAGAATTCCGGAGGTTTCTTGGCGAATTTGAAAAAAAGATATGGATGTCATGGGACGGAAAAATCCGGGGGAATATTTTGGTATAGATTGCCCAAGGAGGGATGGCAAGGAAGAAAATATAAAAAAGAAGTATATTCCCCTTCGTATGTTATATTTATAGTATGTCGAAGTTTCGTACTACGACCCATGAAAGAACCGCCGCCCTGGCGGGGATAGCCTGCTGTCAAGAAAGCTCTGGTTCTGGCCTTGCGGCGAGAACGAAACTTTCTCATGGGCAGGAATCGAGCAATCATGTTAACTAAGGAGTTCATGGTTTAAGTCTCGAAGGGGAAAAGAGCTATTTATTAGGGCAATGCCAAGAGAGGCAAAAGGAATAAAATAAATGAAGAATAAGGCTCTTTATAGATTAATAAAAGAAGAGTGCGAGGACGTATTCACAAATAAAAATAAAAAGGCTTCTCTTGCCCCTGTTTCGGAAGAGTTTGAGCCCGAGAGAAAGAAATCTTTTGATGAGAATCGTTGCAATGATGTTGCTTCGAAGGTTTTAAAGATTGCTCGAGATAAGCTTCCCAAGATTCAGGTTGGCCTGAAGAGGGAAAGCACCAGCAAGCCTTTGATGTCCAATGGCAGTCTTTCTTATTATTATCCTGTGAAAGATGGAACCGAAAACGATAACGATTTCTTTTTGGATCTTTATTTGGGAGATTTTGAAGGAAGGCCAAATCCAAGAGTTTTATGGGTTTGTTTAACGCATGGGGACAAGAGCGTTGCTGCTGTGGATAAGACAACTGCTCCAACGAGACTTGGAACGAAAGCTCCTGGTTCTAGTTATTCTCATGATGAAAAGACGGAAAAGGGTTGTTTAAAGTTTATCTCTTCGGAATCAAATTTTGAGATTGCAGCAAAGGTTGCCGAAGAAGTTATGAAAATTATTCCATTTGGGAAATAAACCTAACCCAGCTTTGGCGGTTTGCTTCTTGGTTCGTCTTGATATGCTTTTGTTAAATCTTCTGCGCATTCTTTGCAAATATATCTCAGATAGAAATATTTATTCTTTTTTGTTTCTGGGATGTAGTTAACTTCAAAAGAAAAGAATCTGATTATGAGTTTATTGCAAATTTCGCATCTTGGAAAAGCCTTTGTTGTAAGCACTCTGGGAATCGGACCAGGATTAAATTCATCGCAGACGTATTCTGGACGCTCTTCTGTGCAGCGGTAGAAGCACCCGTCTTTCCCATCTTTGAATGGAGGCAAGGACTTCATTTTATCTTCCTATTTCGTCTCAAGAGCCAATCAAAACAATTGTCATAATCGTAGTATGACTTTTCGCCCTTTCCTTTACAGCTTGGATAGAAGTAACCGAAGCCGTTATAGCTATCTATCAAATCCCACAAAACTTTAAAATTAAAATATTTCATTCCTTCGGGAGGTAGCTCAATATCGTTTGGGGCTTCTTCCATTGGCTTTAATGCTATACGGCAAACAAGTCTTTTACGACTAATCTTTGCGTATGTTGTATAAGCGGTTTTTCCCTTTGCATCGGGTTCGTTTCCAAGAGGATAAATTTTTGTTGTCTTTGGCATTTTATTCCTCTGAGAGCGGAGACCAAGAAAGTATAATAGAGTTGTTTGCAAAATCTTCTTTTAACACATATCCCAAAGTCTGAAGGTTTAGCAAACAAGCTTTGAATTCATCATCTGATAGTCTACAATATTCGAAATGTTCAAGAACAATAAAATTCTTCCCACCTTTTGCAGCTTGCAGTATTCTTTCTTCCATCATTTTTTCAATTGCAATATATGTTCTCTCGGCCGCTTGTTTTGCTGTAAACATTTTACAACCTCATTCCTTCGAATTCTTCTTCGCAGACAAGTTGTTCCAACATATAAAAAAATTCGGGGGAAGAACGAATCAGCTTAAAAAGTGGATTATCATCTAATTGTGAATAAAACTCCATGAAAGGATATTTTAGAGAGGGATAAAGATAAAAAACGTCTTCTATATTTCTATTGTCTTCAAACTGAGACCAGTTAAAAGTTGGGCTTATTTCGTCAAAAAAATCTTTCCAAACTTTAACTTTATTTTTTGTTTCTACAGAAGGGTCAAATAAGTCTTCCGCAGAGATTGCTTTAAGTTTTTCGCTTTTGTTTTGGTAATAGGCTTCATATAGAAGGAAATCAATAAAAGAAGCGAGAGGAACGTTGCCTTTTCGTTGATTATTGTCGTCAAATATGGCTTCATAAACGGCAGAGTATAAAGAATCCAAATTTTCGTGTTTCTTTAGAAAAAACTGTTCTTTGAAGAGACAGAGAATTTCAAAGTTACTTACTTCTGTCTCACTGCAGTATCCTTCTTTCTTCAGAAGTTCAAACCACTTTTCGTTAACTTCTTTAGTATCGAATTCGAGCCACCGAAGATAATCATCAACAACACAGAACATTTTTCGAAGGTCTTCTAGAGCATAACTGTTTTTCATTTTGTTTCCTTTTTCTTGTCCAAATTCCATTTCTTGACGACTTCTGGCATTTCTTTGTTATAGTGGTCGGGGTTATGTTGATAAAGAATCTTCACGACCTCAACATGGCCTTTTTCCGAAGCCCGTCGGATGGCAAGGTTGTTATCGGCCGTTGGATCAACCCTCTTGTCGGAAAGAAGAATCTTCACGACCTCAACATGGCCGTTTTCCGAAGCCCATCGGATGGCACGGTTGTTATCGGCCGTTGGATCGAACACATCCATCGACAGAATTAAAGCCGCTTCCTTGTCTTTGCCTTTATTGCAAAGCTCCCAAAAAAGCCGCTCTCCTCTGTTTTGTTCTCTTTCCATTTCGGCCGAGGATAACAAAAATAAAAGAAGATGTCAAGCGGGAACTTCAAAAGAATCAATAAGCTGCTTTAAACAGTCGGAACAAAGATGAAATTCTATTTCCTGTCCGTCTTGCGGAAATGTTGAATAATATCCGCCAGACACAAAAAAATAAAAGAAGCTTTCCTTAATCTTTGCTCTCTTAGATATGTTTTGTCTAATTGTCTCTTTTTCTCCTTGAAGCAAAGAAGCTTCATATCCGCACTTGTTGCAAACAAAAGAATGTTCAATAACTTTTTTAACTTCTTTCACCACAATCTTTTCTTTATATTTCTGCGTCATTTTGTGCTCCTAGATTAAGAGAGAATATTCAAGGTCAACGGCAGAAGAAAGAACATATCTTTCGTCCCCTAATTCTTCTATCTTTTTTTCCAAAGACGTGCAAATCTCATAGATAAGCCAAGAAGGGTATGAAGTTATTTCTTCTATAAACCTTTCCGTCCCCATTTGACAAAAATTGGCAGGCAAAAGAGCTTCCTTGGAAATAAATCCATGAGGAAACTTCTGCTCAAGAACATGTTGCCGAGAGAAGAAAAAATTAATTGTTCTTGTCTCAAGCTGAACGAAATACGGAATTCTTACGACTTTATATCCATGTTCTTTATAAACCTCATCTTTCTTTTCATCTTTTATAATCACAGAAACGTCGTTGTAATGACGAAACCCATCAAATTCAACAATAAGCTTTAAATCGTCATTTCTATAGTCTGGTCTGAATTTATGTTCTTTAGAAAAAGCTTTGTTGTGAATGAAGGGCTGTCCGAATATATTCTCAAGAATATTTCCCAAAGTAGATTCTGTTAAATATGTCATAAGGGCACAATATCATAAAAAACAAAGAAGTCAAGAGGAAAATACTCTATCTCCCTTTTTAAGATTTTCCTCTGCCCATAACGGTTGCAAGTTCTTCCAATTCCAAGCTTTTTCTAATTGTCCTGGCTTCGTAAAATCAAAAGAAGACAACGGCATTATATGGTCCACATGCCATAGCCCATGATTATCCCACGTCATCCCTGGCTTGAACTGAGACTCAATCCATAAAATAAGCTCTTCAACCGAGCAGCCAAAATAATATTTCGTATTCTCTGTTTTGATTTTTGACCCACATTTGTAACGAGCAATGATTTTCCTAAACCGACCTCTAATTAAATGAGTAATTTTAAATGCTGGTTCTGTGCGATATCTTTCCATTATTCTTTTATTAATTCTTTCTCTGTTCTTTTTTGCATAGTTGTTTTGGCACTCTTTACACCTATAATTTAACCCATCTCCTGTAGAGTTACAAATTGTATATTCTGTTTGTGATTTTAGCGTACCACATTTTGAACATCTTTTTAATTCTTCGGGATTTTTTATAGTTGGGGAAGAAAGCTTTAAAAGTGCTCTTTTTCTTCTTTGTTCTTCCTTACAAACCTTACACAAAGAACTAACTCCGTCTCTCGTAGAAGATTCCTTGTAAAAATTCTCTAAAGTCTTCTCTTCTCCACAAGAAGAACATTTTTTTATTGCTGTTAAATCTATTTCTCTATTTTGATTCTTTTCTTTGTACGCTTGGTGTTGTTTGGCGCTTTCTATAGAGCTGCAGTCTTTACAAATCGTATAAAGTCCTCTCGCTTTAGTCTTGCATTTGTGAAACTCTGTGATTGGTTTGTCTTGTAGACATCTGGGGCATTTTTTTGTTTCCATGTTTTCTCCTCGGCGCAAAGCCTTTCTCTAAATAGCATATATGGGAAATATTTGTGCAAGAAATCGACGAGGACAAGAAAAAGAGGATTTATGAAATAAAAAGCCCCGGTTTTCACCGGGGCCAAAACTTAAAGTTTTAGATAAGGCCGAAGGACTAGCCTTCCAAATCCGTAACAATTACAAGACCATACATATCTGACCTTACCATCTTCTTAGCGTATCGGGTCAGACAGCCGCGACGAGGAGTGAAGTCATCCGGGTCGAGGATCACAGGGGTCATCTCAAGGGGGACGTACGGCGCGTAACAAAACCCCGACTCCAAGAAGCCTTTACCCTTACGACCCATCAGAATCACATTGCGGGGGAAGTACGGATCAACATAGATGTCCCACTTTTTGTTGATTGAGCCGTTCTTATAAGTCCCCACGGAACCCTTCTCAGCATCACCAGTCACGTCTGCACGGAAGCCAGCAGTGAACTCAAGGATGTTGGCGATTTCAGGTGAAGTCACAACGAAGGTCGCACCGCCTCGCAGCGTCTTGCGATGGATATCAGCGCTCAGGTCGTTCATGGTCTCGACAAGAGTCTCATACCATTGGCTTACGTTGCCAGTGAAGTCGGGCAGATTCGCACCATTGGAAGTAATATCAGCACCAGTCAGACGGTTTACGAACTTACCAGGTCTACGACTCCAGTAAAGTTTGCCAGCGGTTCCACCTTTGATCAGCTCGCCCAGGATTTCCTGGTCGATGTCTAGAGCAACGGTTTCGGACATAATGCCAGTCAGCTCAACTTCGGGATCAACATTGTGGAACGCGCCTAGATCCTGCTCTAGCTCGGGGGTCCACTTTGCTTTCAGCTTACGAGAGCCGGCAACGATGGGCAGAGAATTTACTTTGATATTCAGCTCAGGAATATCAGTCTCGTTCTCTAGAGGCCAGTAGTTGCTACCAACGATAGAGCCCAGGCTTGTACCAGCAGCCAGTGTATCGGTCACAGGGAAGGTAATAGTAATATTGGCACTTGCACCCACAACACCAGTTCCGTTATCAGACACAACAAATAAAGAAAGAACACCGCTTGTATAATCAGTTAGTCTGCGGATCAGTCTGTTGTTCCAAGAGCTAGTGAAACCAGTCGCATTGACGGCCATAAGACTGTTCACGTCAAATTGAGTGTCCCAAGAACTTGAAGGATTAACAGTGATTTTGTGCAGATAAAGATTTGTACCAGCAGTATTTGCATCGTCGCCTTCAGACAGTAGGTCAGCGTCAAAACGGAAGATTAATTTGTTTGCATCGGTCATATTCGTAGAGCCGGTGGACAGAGTAATCGGAGCGCTATAGGTAAACGAAGACGACGCAACGATTGTGCTACCAGTGGCCTTTGAATAACCTTGAGACAGATTGAAATAACCAGTTTCAGCCGAAGAGCTAGTAAGAGAAATACCAGACGCGATACCAGAACCAGTCACACCACCACCATAGATTGACTCGCTAGCAGCGAAAGGACCACGAGCTGCATTACGAACGAAATCCATGAAGAAGATCAGACCAGCAGGCAGCGACATCGGTTGCACAGACACCAGGTCTTGGGCAATCAGCTCACCAAACACTCTGCGGACCAGGGGGAACGCAACAGCGGCAAAACCTTCAACTGCACCGGCTTCCATTGTGGTTGCTTCGCGCAGAAGTTCTTTTGCTTCGTTCTCTAACAGAACAACTAGGTTATCTCTTTTAATACCAGAGAGACCTTCCAGAAGACCGATCTTTTCCCATTTTTGAACTAGAGCTGAGGTTTCTTTGCGAAAATCTCTTTTCACAATACCTTCAGTTAGTTTTTGTAGAATACCCATGATTATTTAAAATCTCCTTTTTTATTTATCTTCTCTTGCCCTTTTTATTCATCCTTGGAAGATATGCCAGCAAGACGTTGCATTCTTCTCTTTACTGTTTCAGAAATGACATCAGACTCTTGTCTAGCTTGAATTACACGAGCTGTATTTGAATTTACTGCTTCGTTCAGTGATTTAATTTCTTTTGTCTTCTCGGACATAGAATTCACTGCACTTGTAAGCGTCTCAAACACAGTCTTTACTTCTTGCACAGACTTTGTTCTTTGCAGACTTTCAGCAATTTGCACTCTTTGCTTCTCATTTAGAGATTTGTCTGTTAGAACCTTATTCTCATATGTTAACTTTGCGTTTCTCAAATTAATTTCTTCTGCCTTGTCCGCAATCTTCTTTGTTAAAGACTCAAGGGCAAGGAATTTATCTTTAAGCTTCTTATTTTCTTTTTCTGTCTTGGCCAGTTTTTCGGTCAGAACAGAGTTCTTGCTTAGAGACTCTTTTAACTGTTTGTTTTCTTTAATTTCTTCTTCCTCTTCTTTATCCTGTTGTGTATCGTCCGACTTTCCTGCCGCATGACGAGCAAGTTCGCCTTTTTTATCAGACACGTTTGCGCCGCCCATATGACCAAGAGGTTGATAAGTTTTTTCAACATCAACTTCCAATTTCTTTTCTTTTGACAGCTCGTCTCTTGTCTCTTCGTTTTCTTCAACTTCGGAATCTAATTCCGTTTCAATCATTCCAACGATATCTTCGTTTTGAAGCAGTTCTTTTATTAGTTCTTCTTCCTCACCATCTTCCGGAGGAGGAAGCTCATTATCTAAAGGCGAAGCCTCGTCACCGCCCATGGGCATATCTAAGCCCAAGTCGGATTCCATTTCTTGTAGATCACCTCCCACCTGTTTTGCTAATTCGGGAAGATTAATTTCGATTTCTTCTTCCTCGTCTGGGCAACGGCAGAGGCGTTCGCCATCAGCAACGGCCGAAGGAACATCAGAAAAGGTATCCTTCTCGGAAGTCGGGCCGTCATCCAAAGAATTAAAAGAAACAGGACTCGGAGTCTCTTCTGTTGCCTTTATCTCTTCGTTTAGAAGTTTTTCTACTTCTCGTTTCACGTCTGGAGAAAATCTCTCCAGAATCATGTTTTCAGCAGATTTCAAAGCCGCATCTTTAATCGCTTTCGCATCTATTAGGGCTTCTTTTAGAAGTTTGCTCATACTTTATCTCCTCAGTATCCTTAAAGAGGAATAACCACAATAACTAGTATTAATTATTATGATTTATTAGAAAAAACACTTGAACTAATCATTTTCTGCATTATGTCTTGCGAAAAGAGCTTTTTTCTGAATATTTTGCTCGTTAAGAATGGCCTCTGCCCTGATTTTAAGGGCGTCGTCTGCTTGCTCAGGGGTTAATCCCAAGACAGAATAAATATCTTTTAGCCCCTTCGTACCAGCATGTGTCTTGAAGGCTTCTAGAGTTATTCTCATTGCCTCTTCTTGCTCTTCTTTTGTTAAATTCACGCCTCCAGGAGAGTCGGGCTGTCTTGCATCAATTAATTTTTGTGTGTAGGTCGCAGAAGTATATGAAACAGCATTCATTAAAAGATCATCTACTTTCTCAAAGGCTCCTTTGACTTTTTCATTTTTCGTCTTAGTCGAAAGATACTGCATAAGACGAGTTAAAAGAACTGTCAAAATACCCAAGATTAACGGAGATGCTACAACAATGCTGTCTGCAGCAAAATTCATTAAACTTTCTCTTAATTTCTCGTTTCCCCATAAGCTCTCGGAAGCTAATGCGGGAGAAGCAATTAAGAAAGTTGTTATAACCCAGAATAACTTCTTTGTTTGTTCTTTCAATGTTCTAATCATGTTTTTATAAATCTCCATAAAAGAGGATGTTCTCTCTCATAATTAGGCTAATAATATCGGTTTTTCTTAGAAAGCAGAAGGAACGACTTGTTTTTGTTTTTCTTGTCTCTGCGTTTCTTTTGTCTGCTCTTCTGTTTGCTCTGTTGCAGGCAACGTTAAACTACCTCCGGGAGGAAGACAGCCGACGTATGTCCAACGTCCAGGGGCTGCAGGACAATATAAGAAACAGACAGGCAGACATCCCTCGAACAGCATTGTTGCCAAGATAACAAATAATAACTTCTTCATCTTTCTTGCCCTCTTTATAACTAGGAAGGCAGAAGCTCTTGTTTTTATTATAGATTTGGGAAGATGTTTGTCTACAGAAACCTACAATCTGCTACTTCATATCCCCTTCGAGACTTAAACCATGAACTCCTTAGTTAACATGAATGCTCGATTCCTGCCCAAGAGAAAGTTTCGTTCTGGCCGTAAGGCCAGAGCCAGAGCTTTCTTGACAGCAGGCTATCCCCGCCAGGGCGACGGTTCTAAGGTTAATGGCTGCGTTGAGGTCTCGGTCGTGGACAACCCCGCAAGCCTCGCAAACCCATTTTCGGACGGACAAAGGCAACGGCCCTTCTCGTCTCGTTCCGCAGTCGGAACACAACTTGGAAGAAGGGAACCAACGGTCGGCAACAATGATTTCACTGCCGGCAAGCGGAGCTTTATACGTAAGCTGACGCTTAATTTCCGACAAGGCAGCATCTGCAACCGACTTTGCAAGATGGTGATTTGCCATCATTCCTTTGACGTTCAAGTCCTCGATTCCAATCCGACGAAAGTCTTGGACCAGCCGAGTGGTAAGCTTATGTGTTACGTCTTTGCGGATGTTGGAAATCCGTTCATGCAGCCGACCAAGCTTCATTTTAGTCTTCTGCCAATTTCTTCCTCCTATGACGCGACGAGACATTTCCTTGTTGAATCGTCGCAGTCTAGTTTCGTGAGCACGCAGAATGCGCGGAGCCTCGACCCGTTCTCCCGTGGAAAGCACGGCAAGGTCTCGGAGCCCGAGGTCCACTCCAACCGCTTCTTGGGTTTCGCAGCGATTGGGATAGGACCAGGAGTCGGAGACTTGAACTTGGATCGAGACGTACCAATGACCGGCATGTTTCATAAAGTGAGCAGACAAGATTTTGCCGGGGAATCTTATCTCTTGTCGGGTGCGGACCCAACCAAGCTTGGGAATCTTAACTCTTCGGCCGTCAAATCGAAGGGCTCGACCTTCAATAGCAAAGGACATTTTGTTCCGTTTCTTCGACTTGAAACGGGGATAGCCGGGCTTTTGGCCAGATTTAACACGGCGAAAGAAGTTGGAAAAAGCATTGCCGAGGTTGGACAACGCCGTTGCGGCAACAGCCCACGGCAGCTTGATCATCCAGGGAAATTCGGTAGTTTTACAGGCATTCAGTTCAGAGCTAAGACTAACCCACGACGGTTTTCCACCAGCCTCGTACTGAGCTTTCCAGCGGTCCAATCCCCAATTATAAACGAAACGAGAAGTTCCAGCGCAACGTTCGAAAAAGGTTGTCTGGACGTTATTAAGATCCAGCCGAATGCGTTGGCCGAGGATAGTTATGAGGCTTTTGTCGGAAGCTGTAGAATGACGTTTCGGCACACTATAAATATAGCACACGAAGTGAAATATGTTGATTTTTTTGTAAATTCGTTGTTTCGTCTATCAGCAGTCGTGTTAACTAAGGAGTTCGTGGTTTAAGTCTTAAATGGAATGACATTCTAGGCAAAGTTCGCTTCTATATAAAGCTATTCGCATTTCTGTCCAATGTTGCGATTCCAACCCTACACCGTGGCAAGTTTTACATTGAATTGTATTATTTTCGTATAAAGGAAGTCTTATAAAGACATTATATTCGTTTGTTTTTCTCAGAGGAGGGTACGTCATTCCTACCGGATGCGAATTTTCTAAAGCTATGTCCTTGGCAATCACTCCATCATGACAAGATAAACAATCCAAAGTATCTTTGTTTAATCCTTGTGAATAGGAAACTTTTGAAAGAAATACAATAAAAACAATGATTATAATAGTTAATAAGAATAGAAAGAAATTCTTTATCTCTCTTTCCCCCAATTCAAACATCTTTTTTCTTTTCTTCCCTATATGTTTCAAATAGCCCCACCATCGCTGTTGCAACGGCTGTTACAACAAGTGCAGGAACCTTTAATTTTGAAACTATTTCCATTGCTCTATTGTTGTGATCTTGTGTATTTGTCATTTATTTTTTGTTGTCTTGTTGGAAACTTTCTTTTCCAAGAGTAAATTATATTTGTTTGTCTCGCGAATATGCTGTTATGTCCATTATTGCCGTTCTATGGGGCGATCTGGCGGTTCCAGATCCTAACTCCGTTTTGGATGCAAAAGGCGGGCTGATATTGCATGGCTCCTAAAGAAATACCTAGTTTTGTCGTGCTTGGAATAGAAATTGACGTTCCCGAAGATGCTTCTAAGACATCATCAATATAAACCGCATTATTTGACGTTCCCCACAACCCCGTGAGCGAATGAACAGAATTGTCCATAATATCTGTAGTTCCTATTAAATTGGAAACACTAGAATTCCCAACTAATATTTGCTGTCTTCCAACGCTGGTATTTGTATTTATAAACCAGCCAACCCTATTTTCATTTGTTCCATCTGACAAAGAAAATAAAGCCTGGATCGTATGCGGCGCGTCAATACTCTTGCACATAAAACTAAATTCCATTGTCCCTGTGTTTGGTCCCGTAAAAGTATATTCTAAAGAGTCTGTATTTCTTGTCACTTGCGCCGTTGTCGTTGCAATAAAAGATGTTGCTGCGCCATATGCTTCTACCTGAGCACCAAGTAAATAACCTGATACCGTTGCATCATCCCCTGCAAATTCGTTGTCGGTGTCAGCTTCCGCAAATGCAATTTTATGTGTGTGTGATGCTGCTGTTCCAAGATACGCAATAGAAACTCTGCAATAGTCACCAACATCTTGCACAAGAGCCTCGCTTGCTCCTGCCCCTTTTGTGCCAAGAGCACAAGACGAAATATTAAAATAGCTATATGCGTTGGCTACTGTGTCATCTGACAAATATAGCCAGTCTCTGTTTCCTGGTTTGGCATATACGGAAAAAGTATGTGTTGCAGCAGTTAATGTCACAGCTTGGGTAACGCCATGCACAGAGGTTCCTGTTCCGGCTGTAAACCCATCTGCCAAAGCCGTTCCAAATATGTCGGTTGTGCCGTCCGCTATGTCGTCAAGGGCATCAATATTTGTCCATGTTGTGCCAAATGCTGAGCTTTGAAGTATTTTATTTGTTATTGCAGGTTCTGCCAAGACACCATTTAAACATTCGTCGCTGTCGCAGTCTCGAACAACTCTAGGCCAACCGGAGCCAACATTAAAAAAGTTGGTTGCGTTGTTTGTGTGTGTGTCCTGAATTTCAAGCGTTGCTGTGGTCGCTCTTGTATATGTTGCAAGTTTTGTTGGTGCGGTTTGCGGGTATATGCCGGCCAATTGGTAAAAGCGCTGCTTCGCGATCACGGCCCATTCTGCGGGACCGTCGGCGCCGGCTTTGTGCCAGGAGGGGTATTTCCACATGGCGACGTGAACTAGGTTACTACCAAAGGGCAACGCACCCGTTGCAGACGCCAAAACTTTTAGGGTTGTCGCTTCTGACATGTTGCCGACAGAACTAGCGTCTACACCGGTCCCTGCTGTTGCATTACCGTAACAAACCATCCCATTTGTGCTAGCCTCGTCTCTATTCACAAAGCAGATCGTATGCGTCCACGACAAAGCACTGGCAACAGAGTCCGCATATTTATTGTCTGGACCATCATCAATTGAAAGCCGGTTAGAAGTGGTATAGCTTGTTATTGACCAGAAAGCCGTGCCACCTTTTTGTGCTAAAAAGCTAGTTGCTGCTGGCGCTTTCGTCATAAATTCTAGGGCAAAGTCCTCTGTACCTATATCCCCAACCGTGTTTGCGCTTGCCTGAAAATAATCGGCACCACCACTAAGCGCAGTTGTGCCGTCTGTGAATGGAGCCGCTACACCGGGTGTAACGTCCGCCCCACCGTTGACAACGGCCAGCGTCCCGCCATAGTCGCAAGCCCACGTCGACGCGCCTGCGTCCTGCCCCTCACACCACACGCTAGGCGCAACTTCAATGCCGTTTATGGTGAGGTTTTTGGAAAGCTGGGAAAGGCCAGAAACCAAATTCCCCCCAATCTCATCATATCCCAACTTAAAAATAACTTCGTCTGCACAATTAGAATCGCATCCGTCCTCACTTACCAAATTTCCATCATCGCACGTCTCTGTACCGTTTGTTACTCCATCACCACATGTTGCCTGGACCATCAAATCCCCAGAAACACCAGACTTTATAACAAAATCTCCCGAAATGCCAGACTTTATAACAAGCTGAGAGCAGGAGCTTTCATCACAAGACAAAAGAAAGAATATCACTCCTGCTATAATAGATTTCATCATCTTCATTTATTTTTTCTCTCTTATTGGAAACTTCTCTCTGCTATTCCCCTTCGTTTTCAACAGTTTTTTGTTTTGCTATCTTGCCAGGATTTTCCCCTGACATCACATTCATCGGCCAGACAACACAATTTAAAGAAGGATCATTAACAACACAAGAAGTCTCTTGTCCTCCTGTCACATACCCATTTGTGCATTGCAAAGCTCTGTCTGTCGAAGAGAATATTTCTTTTTCTTGTGTCTCGCCAGTATCAGCATCAACGACAGTTTCTATTGTTCCACAAAAACAATCGTCAACTACTACCAAAGGAGGTACACAACAACATGAAGATAATTGTTCTGCTGGCCATTCCGGACACTTTTCTAATTTCTCAGATACAGTGCCGCAATACTTTAATATAATCATGTTATTTAACAAACCTGTCTTTACTTCTTCTAATTTTGCGTTTGTGCAAGAATAGAAAGTCTCTTCTGTTAGAGGATTTTTTATATGTCCGCAATATTGCTTTTCAACTTGTTTATCTTTGATTTTATTTACGTCTCGGCCTTTTGTTGCTTCAACTGCAACATGTGTATCCCATAAATTTAAATATGCTGTCGTTCCACCGGCAGCTACAATGGCTGCCAGTCCAAGGCCAACTAGTAGTTCCTTTGCTCTAGATTCTTTTTCTTGCTTTGTTTTCTCTGTTGTGGACATTACAAAACCTCTAATTAATATCTTATTTATTTCGTATATTGATTATAGCTTCCTCTATCGTCTTTTTGATAATGGAAGTCGAAAGAAATAGCTGCCGCATCTTCTGCATATGTATCTCCACCATCTGCCGCAGCTCGATATAATCTTCCGAAGATAATACAAGAAATAGTTTTTCCAGACATACTCATCGAAGGTAAAATTGCCATTTGATGATAATTTATTGTTCCTGTTGCTGCGAAAGAAGCAGACATAAGAACAGTTTGTCCAAAGGTTCCACTCACGGAAGCTAAAGTATATTCCAAACCCCAAACCACGTTTCCTGAACCTGTTGAGGTAGGACACCAATGGATATGAGGATAAATGGAAGAGCCCTGATACCAATCGTGAGGCATCTGAGTCTCAAAATAAACTTCTTCTTCTGTCGCAGGATCGAAGAAATATGTATAAACCCCATCTGTCGCTCCGCTTCCTGTTAGTTTTGCGAAGTTTGGATCGTGAACTCCAGCAACTTTAACAGAAGACATTGCGATTCTCAAATCGTCCCATCTATAATCATTTGAAGACTTAGCTCTCAAATCCATTTATTTTTTCTCCTCTTGCGAGTCCTTTATTACCACATGAACCAATTGGTGCCGTTGGAATATAACCTAACAACACCGTAATTTTCCGCTATTAATATGCTTGCTTGACCGTCAATTAATTCTGTGCTTTCGGTATCAACAGTAATATTTCTTGTTCCAGCCCCGCCACCTTCATCTTTAATTATTATTACTCTTCCCGCATCCACAGCATCCGTATCCAAAGTCACCGTAACTGCTGCTGTTGTGGTATATGTAACGCCAATTAAAACATATGTTCCTGTTGCAGAATATGTTGCAGCAGCAACCGCAATTCTAGATGCAATAAGACCAGAATTTAAATCCAAATCGTGAGTTAGTTCCGTCTTGCAATTTTGTGCAGCACCAGAACCATCTGTCTCACAATAAAATTTAGTATGTCCTGTGCCGTCTATTCTTACTTCAATACTTTCTTCTGTTCCTGCGACAGGAGTTGCAGAAATAGATAAATCTCCAATAACGCATTCGGCACCATAATCTTCCAAACAAGTTACTGCACCTATTTCCGTATCTACACCAAACTCTCCCCTGTCGCTCGTATTAACTTTTAAAACATCAACAGTAGCAGAGCCTGCCGCATTAAAAGCAGAAAAGAATTCGTTGTTTGGCAACGTAATACCATCCCGAAAGATAGTATTTGCCGCAACAAGAAACCCAATAAATAAAGTTATAAACCCTATTCCAAAAAACGCTTCTTTTTTCACAACTTATTCCTCGCTAAAACGTTATTCTATTTACAGTTGCAGACATTGCCGCAACAGAAGACGAAACAATAAAGTTAAGATATGAACTTGATGCTTCAACATACACAGAGGCTGTTGGAAAACTTCCAATATCAGCAGGGCCAGAATCTTGATAGGAAGCAGAAGCTCCACCGGCCGAACTAGACATATATAAAGCATGAACAAGCCCAGCCCTAGCTGTTGAACCAGAGGTGAGATAATATTCATACAAAGCCAGATAGGAACCAGACATATCTGTCGCTTCTATTGTATTTAATCCAAGAGCACAAGAAGACGTTACCTCTGTATACCCCGTGCCCGTTCCTGTACTTGTGCTTGAATTATATGAAAAAAACCTAGAAGACATTAATTTTTCTCTCCTCTACAAAACTTTAGCTACTAACGCCCTCTGTGCTGTGAACAAAGTTAACATCGGTCACGCCAGTTACTTCTGCATATAGATCAAAAAAAGCATCTGCAGCAGAAGCATCATCAACACTCACATAAACAAAGCCTGCCTTTAGATCAAAAGAAAATGATTCTCCGGGCTTAATCTGAAAATTATGTCCCGTTAGATCAGCAGCAACAACATCCAAATCCCCGGTCCTTGCGCTGCTGTGAATTCTCATGATAGCGGCAGCATTATTGGAGGTTTCATTAAAAATTGTAATACTTCTTGTCAAAGAAGGAAAATCTATTTTTATCTCTTGCACGCCTGCCCCAGTAGCAAATTTATGTCTTAGCCAATAAGCTTCTCCAGGGACCATCCATCGACCGGCCATCCCGATTCCTGCTTTTGGTTGATATCTAGAACTCATTTTTATTCTCTCTCCTTGATATAACTATCTCTCGCACTTCTTATCGTTTTCTTTTTCTTCTTCCATACGCTTTTTATGTCGCCATATTTGAAAGTTTTTCTCTCTTCTATCTCGAACGCTTTTCTTTTCGTATCTCTTGCACCAACAACACTTCTCCATGAAGATTTGATGAAGATTTTCTTTCTTACATTTCTTCAAAAACCTCTTCACGAGTCTTTCGTTTCCCTCATCTGCATACGAATCAACCTGAACGTGAATTGCCATTTTAATACCTATCTATTGCTTTCCGGCTTTCGCCTTTAAAAAACTAAACAAACCCTCAACATCAACACCCGCTCCCTGAATTGCACCATTTGCTTGAGCCATGGCCAAAGGATTATATCCTCCGCCAGCTTCTGGAGTTGGATTCTTCATCTCAACGCTCATCTGTCGTCCAAGGCTTTCGACAATACTTTCTTTTTGTCTTGGCTGTTCTTTTGGTCTTCGGACACTCTTTGCCTCTTGTAGGAAACCATCTGCCATCTGTCCATAGCCAAGAGGCTCTGTTGTTTCTGCCAGCTTTCTTTTTCTTTCTTCTCCGCCGAAATGTACCGGAGAAGGAACATTTTTATTTGCTGCAGAAGAACGGACGGTTTCTAACAACATCTCTTGAGCGTCAACTATTGGCCGAATTGCCTCCGCAATAATCTTGGACAGAATGCCGTCTTCTTCAAAAATAACCTCTTTGATACACTCTTGAATCAAAGGTTTAATAATTCTTTTTAAATCTTCTTTGTTGTATGCAGCCATGCTTATGCACCCCTTACAAAGTCATTGATCAATCTATTAATTCTATCAGCTTTTGTTTCAACGTTTGTATAATATTTTCTTTGTAATCCTTCGGCAATATGCATAAAAGCTCCAGTAGTAGAAGGCTCAGAAACAAAATCCCAACAAATAAGTTGGAGGTCGTCCCCCACAATCTTTGTTCCATCTCCACCTTCGCTCAAAGACCCAAGAGCACGAGAAGAAATACCCAACTGCACCCCATCGTTAACCAAAGAGCGCAATATTTGTCCAGCAGGGGTGGACAGAACCTTCGCCTTACACCACAAATCGTTCCCCTTCCACCACAAATTCGTTATCAGATGGGAAGCGTTTTTTAAATTAACAACTTCGTTCTCCGAATGGTCACATTCTCCTAACGCCCTGTTTTCTTTCACTAATTTCAAATAGTTGTTAACTTCGCGCTCCAACACATCGGAGGGATACCGACGAGAGTTTTGATTACGTGTGTCCTTTTTTTGACAAACCCCTTGCAGATACATCGCCCCGTTTTTTACTTCATGCCGTTCTTCTTCGGTGAGAAGATCCAACCCACACCGACCATCCGGACATAAATTAAAGAACTCTTTTAGTAATATCTTAGCCATCATTTTTACCTCGTCAGCACCCTTTCGCGCACCTCGCAACCGCTCTTCTATTCATCCACTTTTTTATTGGAGGATTTTGGTAATTTAACATTTCTTGTTTCTCCCTTAAGAGTTAATTTTTTATGCGATCTAATTCCATCGTCGTCTACAACCATTGTCATAAAATAACTAACAGCAGACGCAATAAAAGGGCCTGTTGCCAATCCAACCCACAGATTCGCCACAAAAGATGCTCCAAAAAACCACATGAAAAGAAACACAGCTACCCCGACATAAAACCCAACACACTGCGGGCAATGAAAGAACTTATTTTTTGGTCTTATTGCGTTGAAAATGCGGCCGTACACAAGAATGCTCGTCATTCCCCACGTCGCCAAGACAAAAATAAATAAATTCGTTAGCATTATTTCTTCTTGCCGTGTTTCTTCGCCCACTTTTGAATAGCTTCAGAAATCATCTTTTTCAGAGACTCGTTCTTATAGGGCTGATTGTATTGTGCCGCACCCCGAACAACCGAAGAATCTGCTGCATCTTGCGTATCAATATTGGGTCTTGCTTTCGGACCAGCAGCTAGTTTCTCTGCAAGGTCTTTCGTAAGACTTAAAATTGCCATAGCATGCTTGCCAGCTCTCTCGTTCGAAGTCTCAGATGCAATCTCTTTTGCTAGATTGTAAATCTGTTTGAGAATTTCTTTTTCCACTTATTTATCTCCCTGAGTTTTATCTAAACTCTCCCAAAAATAGCCATTTCCAGAACCATTCATCCCCATCATAGGATTGGGCATGTTCCCCTTGTTTGGATCGTGGGGAACCTCCCCCTCTTCTGTTGAAGGATCCGGGTCTGTAAGTCTTAATTCTTCTTCTCTTTGGAGCTTCTCTCTCATCTCCTCATACGGTTCCTCTGACATAAGAAACTTCTTTATTGCAAAAAGAGTTATTTGTTCTGCATCATCATCGGAGGACATTATTTTCCCCTCGATTGACCCAAAGATGTTTGCTGCCTGTACTGTGCTAGCGTCAATAACACCCTTTTTTGAAAGGAATTTAAAAAATCTATCTTGGCAATCATATACCTCATCCGTAAGTTGATCTTTGGGAAGAGTAAGAATCTTTTTCTTTGCTCTCATCAGAATAATGTCGATATCTTCACTATCCATAATCAGCAAATCGCCATTTAACATCTTACGAATACGAAGGCGAATGGGAAACTTAGGAGGCGGACCCTTCGGTTTTTCTTGTTGTCCCGGCTGTGTTCCGCCGTCCTTGGAAACGGTTACTTTGATAGCCATTAATTTTGTTCCTTCTTGCCTTCAACTTTCTTAAGAAGAGTATAATAATCTGGTTTTTCTTTCAAATGAGCTAAAGCGATTTTCCCAGTTTCTTCTAGATTGTCGCTTGTGATGTTGGTTTGAGGATCTTTTTTGCCATGTTCCAGCTCGGTATTCATACCTTTATAAAACTCGTCTAAATTATATTCAGACCAACTCATTCCAAGACCTTCACCAACATCTTTTGCAACAGAACGACTTACTTTTTCTGAATTGCTTGTCTCAGCCTCTCTCACAATCTCCTGCACCTCAAATAGTTTCTCCAAGTCTTCTTCGGAATAATCCTTCTTTGTTTTGAAAGAACCCAAAAACTCCAATATCTTGGTTGAAGATTCCTTCATCGCTGCATCTTCATTAATTTCTTTATTACTCGAAATTACTTCACGAAGACGAGAAATTTCTTCGTTCAGAAAAGCCCGCAACTCTATTCCACCATCTATTCCAGAGTAAATATAATAACTCAAAGCCTGACGTTGTTCTTTTAAGATAGAGGTATCATAAGTTTTGTTGAATTTTTCAACAAGAATCTTGAAGGTTAGAGCATCAACATCAACTCCAGCCTCTTCTTTTTTCTTGTCTTCGCATAAAGCAGAAATTAAACGATTTTCCAAAAGAATCTGTTCTGTAATAGGAACTTTTCTATTGAAGATTTGATATGCTGTCGCAAGTTCTTTATATTTTGGAACATATACAGAAAAAACATCAGAGCCAAGCTTTGTATTGACCGCTCGAATCAAGCGACTTTGCTCTACAAACAGATCTTTGGTTGAAATTTTATCATATTCTCTCTTGGCCTCTTCCAACATTCGCGAGACGACAGACTCTTTTAAAACCTTCGCTTCAAACACCATTCGATAACAAGACAATTCTTTCCAAAGAAGTGTACTTTTGGAAAAATGCTCTCGAAGAAGAGAAACAATTACTTTCTTCTTGCTATCGTCACCCTTGAGAGAGGCAGCAGTTAGACAACGCACCAGCACTTCATATAGAAACGCCGAATTCCTCTTTTTATTATGCTTCATACTAGTTTTCGTCGTCATCATTGCTGTCATTTTTGTTCACTTCCTCTTTCAAGAATTTCTTATCTTCTTTAATTTTTTCAAGAGTTCTTAGAACATCCTGAATCTCTCCGCTATTGCGAAGAAACTCTTCTTCCACTTCTTCTTTGTTCTCTAAAATCCCTCTTGATAACGAAGTCAGTCCTGAAAGTCCTTTAAATACGTTTCTTGGCGTATTAGATGCCGTTTCTCTACTTGTGAGAGCCATAATATTTCTTTGTCTTGCGCCCATTTCTCTCGCGTCGTGTCTCTTTGTATAAGCCTTTCCTTTCGCCCCAGGAGTCGTATATTTTGTTCCAGGTAAGAGTTTTTCTGTTCTCTTGGCAGCGGGATCGCCTATGCCGCCAACATCTTTCCCCGGAGAGGCAAGAAGAATATCTTCTTCTTTGCCGGGAACCGCAGTGTCGCTGTCTTTTTCATCTGCCGTGTCGTCAAAAATATCATCTATGCCGCCAGCGTCTTCCCCGCCGCCAAGCCCCATGCCTCCGCCCTCTTCCTGCGGCTCGTGCTCGGCAAGAAGAGCATCCAGCTTCATATCAAAAAATCTCTCTCTGTTGTTGCGGACAATCTCTTCATCGGAAAGATTAAAGACCGTCTTCGCAATCCACCTGCGAGAGAAGAAGTTTTCGGTGGCTGCACTTGCAACATCAAACTTTGTGCGCCACTCTTCGAGGCTTTGCATTTCGGCGATCTTCGATGGATTGTTCAACTTGATATCAAAATTCAATAAATCCCTACCTGTAAATCCTAGTAGAAACAAGTGAACAGTTGCCATTTTGCGAAGTTCAGACACTACAGAATTTTGTAATCTTTGTACAGTCCTCGCGAAATGCAAATCTTTTTGTGCAAGAGTTGTTTTATCCTCTGCCGAACCGTCTTTCCCCTTCGAGAGATAAGATTGAGGGATCTTCAAAGCAGAAAACAATTTATCTCTTAGATACTCAATATCTTCAATATCACCTGTAAATTGGCCGCCAGGAACAGACTCAATCTTTGTCCCCGATTTGTCTCCTCGAACAGCAATAAAGTAATCCTCTTCTATACTATGAGGGTTAAATCTTAAGTTAGCCTCTCCTGTGTTCTCATCCACAAGAAATCTTCTCTTCATCTCTGTTTGAACCTTCTTCATATAAGGCTCAATTTCATCAGGATGAATGTTTCCTACATCAATATAAAATACTCTTCTTTCTGGTGTTCGAACAATGCGATAGGAAATAACAAAGTCTTCTAATAGTTGAAGCTGTTTCCAAATACGACGCGATGCGTCAAGGAAAGAACTTCCATATGGAAGATATCTATCGTTCCCAAGAATTCTAAAGTGGCACATTTGCCAGCTTTCAAAGGTAGCTCCTTGAGTGTTCCACTGAAACTGAACGTAACTCGGATTATCTTCGTCTAGACCTTCTAGTCTTTCCATTTCTCTTGCAGGAAGCCCCAAGACGTTCTTAATGCCCAACCCTTCGACCGCATCAAGATACAAAAAGAAATCACCCTTGGACAAAAGTGATCTGCACCAACCGTGAAGATTCTGTTCTACCGCAAGAATATTGTAAAACAAGTCCTTTAAAATAAACTTTATCTCTTGGTTGGGACTATCTAATCTTAGAATCGGCTCCATGTGATTAAACGTAGTCATGGTATCTGCAGTAAGGTCCAAAGCAGAACTTATTTCAGGCATGTACTCCATTTGTTCATAATCGGCATAGCGCATCAATCTGTCTTGATTGACCATATATTCCGTTTGCAAAGCAGAAAACGGATTGTGCATGCTTTTTGCGAAATCACCACCAGCAGAATTAGTAAACTTATATTTTTTTAGTTGTCTTCGCTTTAGTTCTCTTGGAACTTGAGAACGATAATCTGCTATAGGACCGGAAAAGAACCTTGTCAGCCTTTTGAAAAGGTCCGACTCCGGATTCTTGGGATTGCCCTTAAAAGACATAGACTTTTTATATTTCGCCATGGAAAAACCTCGCCCTTAAGCGTCTATCATAATTAGAGGAAAACTTTGCCTTTTTTTATAGTTTATGGAACCTAACCCATAAAAATCCTCAAAGGTAGACCGCCAATTGTTTCACTTTTTTGAGAGGTTTTAAACGGGTCTTTATTCCTGTCGTAACCTCGCATTCCTGGAATTCTAGTGTCTAGCGCATCCGTAGATAACAAAATGCCTCCCAAAAGGGCCTTTTTGTCACTTATTCCCTTCTGATCGGCTACCAAAGCCACATCGCGAACATAGCAGGCAATTGCTGCTGCTAAAATTAAATCATCATTACTTTTAGATGTCGCTTCTGGCTTACCATTTTTCCAAATAAAAGTCTCCAACTCGCCACAAAAACGCTTAGAGTTAATTGAAGCAAATCCGTTTCTAAGATACTGCTCCAACTTGGCAAGAATTAAGGGTCTTGAACGAACAGTAGTAACAAATCCCGGTATTGTGTCTTCTCGCCCCATCGCAGCGTAGTGTTCCACATACTCCATTGTGGTTTTTCTGGTAAAGTAAAGATTGGGGTACTCTCTCTCAATCATTCTCGTCAGAACATCGCTTCCATAAACGTTATTTTCCACCACAACCATGCAAAATCCATATTCCATCCCAACATTAAACAAAAGCTCTGCAAACATTTCTGTCGGCAGCTTCCCCTGATATTCTGCAGCTTGATACATCGTTTCTGTATCAAATACGTGGAAAACTGAGTAATCAGAGCCGTCTCCTCTTGCAACATCTGCGGAAATAAAATACTTTCTATTGGGCATCGGTCTTTGCCAAACGTAATAATTTCTATCAAAACCAGCCTTATCTATTGGCTCTCTGGTCCCATCAAACATTTCTTTTATTCTCTCGGGCGTTATAAACGTATTGATGGAAGAATTAAAGCTCAAAGAATACTCTTGCGCAATCTGTTGTGGAGAAAGTTCTCTTGTTTCCTTCTCGAACCATTTCTGGTCCCTATCGGGATGGACTTGCCACGGCAAATCGGTATAATGCCAGTCGTTTTTCCCAACTCGTGAGTTGGAATAAACATCATAAAACCAGTTTCCAACCCCATTAGGAGAACTCAAAGCAATACAACGCCCTCCACCAACCGTTGTCGCAGGCTCAATAGCTGTCCAAACATCTTCCATTTGCTCAATGTGCGCAGCTTCGTCTACTACAAGCAAAGAAAGAGCATCAGAACGACCAGACTTCTTGGTCGTGGTGGAGGCAACCACACGAGAACCATTTACCAGTTCAATCGAGGTTTGATTGTCAGCCTTTGTAACCGCCAAAGCCTGCATCCACTTCGGCAAGCGTTCCATAAGAATCTTAATCTTACGTAAAATCGTTGTTGCCTTTTTTTGATCTGTACAAAGAATTAAAACATCCTTCCCACGGTGAAACAAAAGCAGCCAACCAACATAAGCCGCAACTAATGTTGAAATGCCCAACTGTCGAGCTTTTAAAATAATGTTCTTATCGAACTTTAAGAAGTCTGATAATAGCTCTTCTTGGAAGTCGTATAAAATAAAGGGAATATATCCCTTTCCAGGATGCGAGATTGTTACGTAATTTCGAATGAAGTGAGCAGGATCTTGCTTACAATGCTCTAGTTCTTGCTTTGCTTCTTGCTTAGACTTAGGGATCAATCAGAAAAGGGTTTCCTTTTGTTCTCGTGAATAAATTTCGCAAGAGACTCATCAATCTTTCTACCATATTCTGGAACTTCTTCTGTCTCTGTACCAGAAATCTCATAAACTCTCTGGGCTTGCACCCAAGAGCGTAGACGAGAAAGACTTTGAACTAAGGGGTTTTCTTTTGTCACAAGCTTTAGAGCAATGCTCTTGCCTGTAATGTCTTTATATTCTTTTTTGAGAAATTTTAGAATGTCATCAAATTTATCTGAGACTTCTTTAAGAAATTTCTCTCTCTCGGAAACTTCATCAAGAGTCACTTCCGATTGAAGCTTTACCAGCATCTTGTTACCGGAAAAAGAAACCCGGAACCCATCATTTTTTCCACCGATGGGAAGGTCTTCTCTCACTTCACCTTTTTTATTCAAGGCTCCCGGAACAGCATGCGATGCTGCTTGATTTAGTCCCTTCACAATCTCATAAATATCTTTAGCCATTAGATTTTTCCCTCTCGCAAGATTTTCGAAGCCTTCTTATCAAAACACTCTGCACAAACCTTATACCGAAACAACGTAGGGTCATCTTCGGTAGAAAACGAATGCCTGCCGCACAAACGACAAGTTCTCGCTTCTTTATTAAATAGTTTTCCTTTGACTAAATATCCGTTATTTTCGAGCACTTCGCCCGCTTCTTGTCTTTCTTTCCACTTGTCATACATCTCTTTAATCTGTTGATGATATTCTTCGTCTTTTCCCTCATCCCACTCTCGGAGGCTTTTAATCGCATCTTGGCCGTATTTCTTGGCAATTTCCTGCTCAAGTTTAAAAAGATAATGAGGGTCTTTTTTAAGCTTTTCGTGGATAATCGACATTAATTTTGCGCAGTTTGTACAGCCGCCCAGAATATTGCCACAGACGTGATCACCCCGACCATGGTCCCACCCGCAAACCAAGCGTAGGAATAATCTGTTGGCGCTTTCGATATAATATCATTTAACTTTACAATTTCTTTTTCTTTAACATCCGAAACGAGATCTCTTTCTTTTTTAAGAGATTCAACCTCTATTTTCAAAGTATCTATCTCGAACTGCTTCTGCTTAAGTTCTTTATCCATTTCAAGCTTTATTTCTAGTTCCCTTTTCGAGATTTCATAGTTTTTATCAACAGACATCTTAATTACTGCCTCTTTAGACATCAAATAGCCTTCAAACGGAGCTGCTTCCCCTTTTTTCAAAATAGTAAAAACAGGGTCGGTCTGACCCATAGCCAAAGACGAAACAAATAAGCTCAAAAAAACAATCTTACTCATTTGTCCACCCTTTTCACGTAAACCAAGCCGAATTCCTTTTGAAGGTACTTTGCCAGCTCTTCTTCCGACTTCTCAGACATCTCCTTAATTTCTTTTTGTTTGCCTTCGTCCAACTTCTTTACATCAACTTTAGCCTTTTCCTCTAGCGTCTTAACAACAGCAGAATATTGCTGTTCTACTTTTTCTTTCTTCTCTCGTTTTTGTTTATCAAGATCGTTAAGCTGCGCTCGCTCCCTCTTGTAGGAATCGTGAGCTTCCTTCACAGCAACCCACAAATCTTTTGCTGTTTCCCTCGAAACAACGCCGACAACAACAATAAGAACAGCAATCAGTGGAACATACCAATAGCTTTTCAAAAAAACCCAAACTTTTTGTAAAACTGCTTCCACTTTATACCTCTATGTGAGCATAACCATCAATTTTATCAATTGAGATTTGATGATCAACAACATCCTTAAGCTCTTGAATGTGTGTAATCAAAAGAACAATGTCAAACTGTTCCTTCAACAACTCAAATACCTTTGAAAACTCATTCAAGTTTTCTGAGTCCAAAGACACCAACGGTTCATCCATAATAAAGAAGTTTGGCTGCGGCAAAGAAGAAGACTTTATCAAAGCCAATCTAATTGCCAAGCTTGCCAACGTCTTTTCCATTCCAGAAGCCATTTCTATCAACCTGGCCGAATATTTCGGATACTGTATGTAAACCTCTAGCCTATCGTCCTCTGTCGCCAGAATAACATTGAATTTAACAATATTAGACAAGATTTTGTTTATTTCTTCATTTATTGTTGGCAAAGTTTCTCGGATGATGTCATAGCTAATCCCGTTAACGTGCATACTCTCAAGATAATACTCACAAATCGCGTACTTATCTCTTGCCGCTCTCAATTCTACCCAACCTTGCTCCAAACTCTTTAATTTTTGTTCCTCTGAGCCTCTTTCTCGGTATAGGGCCGTAAGCTTCTTGTTCTCTTCTTCCAGCTTCTCAGCATTCTTCTTCTTTTTTAGCTCGATTTCGGTCTTTTTCTTCGTTTTTTCTTTAATTTTCAGAAATAATTCTTTGTTCTCTTGGAATTTCTTTGATTCTGCTTCATTCTTCTCTATTTTAGAATCAATTTCGTGGATTTTTAAATCATATTTGGCGACTCTCGCCACAAATTCCGATATATCCTTGTCCAAAGAGTGTTTCTTGATCGTATTCTTGTTAATTTCTTCCAGAAAACCCTGGCATTTGCGAAGATTATCATCTATTCCTTGGGCCATAAGCTCTGCGATCTGCTTATCCAAAACAGATAGACCACTCTTGAGTCTCAGAAGCTCTTCTCTTGCGCTATAAGCATCTGTCTTAAATTTGCATTCTTTAAAAGACTCTCCGCAAGGTACTTCTGTCAAAAGCCGTTCTCTTTTTTCGCATTTTGAAATGTCTTTTATAACGTGTTCTTTGTCTTTCTCGCAGGCTTGAAGCTGGGTCTTTTGTGAACGTAATAGAACAATCTCATTCTCATACAACCCCTTGTCTTTCATCGACAAAAAGGCTTCCAATACGCTCTTTTCTTTTTGTTTCTTCTCTATTAGTCTTGTTGTTTCCTCTCTAGATTTCACCAGCGCCGTTCTTTCTTCCACAAGAGACAGAACCTCCTGCTCCAACCCCTCTCCGTTTATAACCTCTGACGATACAGAAGAAACAAAAGCATCTATTTCAGCTATCTGCCTTGAACATACCTCCAGCATTCTGTTATGCTCTGTCGTCAAAGAAATAATGTTTTCCGATTCGTCAAGATTAGAAGACAACTTTCTTTTTGTCTCCTCTATCTCCTCGCCAAAATTACGACCTTCGTTCTTTTTAATGTGGGACTTTAGTTCCTGGCTATCATCCTTACAAGCCTCATACTTCTTCTTCAAAAAGTCAAGGTCCAAGAACTTATTTAATATGTCTTTTCTCTTTGTTGATCCTTCTTTTATAAAGGTAAGAAATTCGAACTGAGATGAATAAGAAGTCAACATGAAGTCTTCAAGTGTTCCAAAATATCTTCTTATGTGTTTATCGGTTTCAACACGAGACTTTTCTATCAGAGTGTTAAACTCTTCATCCTTGGCCTCGCAAATAAACTCAACCGTCGTCTTCGCCTCTTTGTCTTCTTCGGACTTCTTAACGATATTCCTATTAATCAAAAAGGTCTTATCGTCAACATCTATGGCACAAGAGGCACGACCTGTTGTTTTGTTTTGGTTGACAATGTTATAGGACTTTCTACTGTTTTTAGATATGTTGTTAAACACAGCATATAATAAAGCCTCTGTTGCAGATGTCTTTCCTGATCTGTTTCCTGCAATAAGTCCAACGACCCCCTTTAACTTGTCAAAATCAATATAATTACCCTCAGAGTAGTTAAACAAATTGTCCCATTCGAGTCTTCTTAGTTTCCATCGTATTCCTCGTACAACTTCATCTTCGTCGCTAAACGAATTGTAACCTCTGTTCAAATCTAGAACTTTTTTTATGTTCTCTTCCGGAACTTTCTTTTTCTCCAAGAAGCGATTAATAAACTTCTCTTGCACCGCCAAATCCCTAATGTTTTCAGAAAAAGCGGAGCCTTTCTTAATAGAGAATTTGATCGCTTCCGATTTACCATTGGAGGTAATAATAGAAAACGGCTTATACTCTTGTTTAATAAAGTCTATAATCTCTTTAAACTCATTGCTGGGGATTCTCTCATCAGAGGAGACTTTAAGTCTCGAGTTTTCTTTCAAAGAAAGCTTCGGCATCTTGCCGCGAGTTACCATAACAGAAACAAACGGCTTGGGATTAGGTACAATAATGTGCTTTACAGAAAACTTTCTTTTGTCTTCGATATCCCAAAGAAGATATCCCTTATTGTCCTGCTCTCCAAAGTTCTGCTGCACAGTTGAACCAACGTATCTAAATCTACCATCTGCTTCAAGACAATAATTAGAAGCGTGGATGTCCCCAAAGAAGCCATAATCGAAGTTTTTAAGGTCGTCTATCTCTATGTCACCATCTTTTAAATAATGGCCCAACTCAGTACAAGAACCCTTTACTACACCGTGGAATAAAGCAACGTTAATCAAGTCAGGATTTGAAGGTTCCGGCCTCCAATTCTCCGGATCGCAAATAGAGAACACGTTTAGCGCAACCTTATTTTGCAAAAAAATCTCTTGCGAATATTTTAGAACTCTTAGATTCTTTTTACCCAAAGCACTAACAATAGGAGAAATGGAATCCTGTCGAGAAGGATTCTTAATGTTGTAATCGTGGTTGCCAACTATCACAAATGTTTCTGCAATGTCGGACAGAGAAGAAAGAAAGTTAGCTGCAATTTCAATTGCTTCAGGACTGATTTGATTCTTTGTATGAAGAAGATCCCCAAGATGAACAATGTAATCTGGTTTTTCTTCTCTCAAAGAAGCATAGATTTTTTCAAAAACTTCTTGGTATTCTTCAAAAAACTTAAAGTTATGAATGTGCGTATCAGCCAATGTCGCTACTTTCATTTAAACGCCTTTTATTGCCCTTTCTAAATAATAAACGTCGTCAATAATAAAAGATTTTTCTTTCTTTTCAATGAAAGACATCTTTGTCATATCTCCTGGGTCTTTATACCCCGAAATATCAATCTTTTTGACTTCGATTCCGTGCCTCTTTAAAAGAAGATTATTGTTTTTTTCTTTTTCCTCCGCATCTGGATCTAAAGCCGAATAAACAAACGGAACCTTTTCTTTTAATAGCTTTTTAAAAATCGCATAATCTTCTCTCAAGTAAGAGCCAAGAAGAGGAACAGAATTGTTCCCGGCTTTTATCGCATCGAATACCCCCTCTACTAAAACAATTGGCTTTGTATAATCAAGATAAAGTTCATTAAAAATGATCTTCTTTTTCTTTATCTCTGGCATCGTATAAACAGGCCACGGCTTCCTATTGTATGCTCTGGCAACAAACGTATTAAGTTTGCCGTCTTTATCAAATGAAGGAAATATGATTCTGTTGGCGTATTCCCCCTCTTTACAGTACCCAATCTTATAAAAGCAGATGTCTTTTTCTGTTATTCCGCGAGAGGACAAATATTTTCTTGGCTCTTGGGAATTCAAATTCCCAATAAGGGAAATATATTCTTCGGGAAGAAACACTTCTTTTTCTTTTTCTTCTTCTTTCCCAAAAAACTCTTCCCACAAATCAAAATCTAATGACCCTCCAGATAGACCTTCCCATTTTTGTCGATTTGCTGCATCGCCAAATCTCCAAACAAGCTTTTCTACAGAATGCCCAGATTTTTCACACTTCCAACAATGAAACTTGCCGCTTTCAATGTTGATTGCAAATTTCTTTCTATAGTGTTCGCAATATGGACAATAAAAATATAGCTCTGTGCCTCTTTTTTTTAAGTCGTATTCGCCTAAAACGTTTTTAAGAATTTCTATTTGTTGAGAGGAGAGCATTCTTTTAAACCCGCTCTTGCCATAATCAAAGCGTCACACCTATCGTAGGTGCCTGGTTCCGGATTGCCCTTCGCTGTTTCTTTATAAGAAAACCAAGATTCTTTTTTGATTAAATCAAATACCTTCTCTTTTCCGTTTTCTCCTCTTTTAACCTTTACTCCGCACAGGCTTCTTGCTCTTGAGGGAGTAAGCTTTTCTACTCTTTTAAAATACATGTGAGAAATATAAGTAATCATCCCGTTAAATTGAGATAAAATACGCAGAGTCTGTGCAGAAGACTTACCAAAAGAAAACTTCTTTGCACAATCTTCGATATAAACTATACAATCGCCTTTGTATTTCTCGGAAAGTTTATCTATTTGGTCGTGAATAAAGTCTGCTTTTTTTTCAAGACCCTCTAGCTTCTCGGTTCTCCAAGCCGCTGATTCTAATACGTCACCATTCTCATCTAGTACAGCACATCCAGTAATAGATGTACTTACATCAAGACCTATAATTTTCATTTTTTCTCTTTCTTATTTCAAAACCTCTTGGAGGTCTTGGTTGGCCATGGCTGTAGCAACACGAAGAGTCAGATTTTGAATTTGTCCAGCAAGACCTTGTAGTTTCTTTTTCCCTGCTGATTTTAAACTCTGCCGCATTCTACTTTCAAAGGTGCTTAGTTTGTTTAAATCAGAGCCGTCTTCTGGAAACTCTGGGTATTTATCTAGACCCATCTGTTCCCCGTTTTCATAGACATACATCATTACGTTGTCATAGAATTCATTCTGATCATCAAGAATACCTTCGTAATATTCCTGAATTTTCTCATTCATCACCGCCTGATTCCGATCAATTTCTCTTCCCGGAGGAGCATCTTGTTCCAACAACTTGTTAAGACCAAGGTTTTCGGAAATAATCTCTCGATACATTTCCTTAATTTGCTCACGGATATCATCACCTGACATTTTATTCACTTTCTCCTTTATTTCGTCTTTCCTAGACGAAACTTGTTAAATGCTTCAATATCTGCTGTATATTTTTTAATCACTCTCCAAAGAGGAACTGTAAACTCTCTCTGCTCTTTATAGTATTCTTCTTCGTTTTTTTTCTTATAAACAGACTCTAAATACTTGACCCAATCTTCTCCAGTCCACGCACTAATCTTCGGCCACCCCTCCTCAACGACCTTCCTAAGCACCAAAGAGTTTAATTTTACTCCCTCTTGCCCGAAATTGTGCATATCAAAAGAGGTATATTGAATAAGGTCTTGAACATATTGAACAACTGCCCACTCAATCTCTTCGGGAGTTGCCTTTTTAAAGCGCCCCTCTGTTCCTTCCTCGTCGGGAGGAATCTCTTTTATCTTTCCATTTTGGACCTGAGCAATAAACTTTTTAATTGGCGTCTCGGGAGTTTCTCCGCTCTCAAATGGACGAACAGGATAAATAACACCAGTTATCATCCTTGGTTGTATTTCTTTTCTTACAACAGATTGGAAATGAGTGTTCTTATCCCAAGCATCAGAGTCGTCCAAATCTCGTTCAAGCTCTTTAAGAGGAAGTTCCAAGACAAAAATAATCGCTTCTCCACCAGCCTTTTCAACTGGCTTTAAAGTATATTCAGCAGCCCTTCTTATGTTAAAAGAAAAATATGTTCCCGGAGATGTACCTTCCCAGTTTTTTCTCTCTGGGCTAAAAACAAACCCATTCTTTATAATACTCCAAAAATGTTTGGTTGAAGTTCCATGATAAACAACGGCTGTCTTTTTCCCTTTTCTTAAAGCAGAAATAAGCTCTTCGGCAAAGGGATCGTCAACACTCTCCAGGTTTGACAAAGCCATTTCATCAACTTTGTGCTTTAATACTTCTTGCAAAATAATTTCTTCCAAAGACAAATGACTAGCTTTTGTGGGAACTTTTTCCCCCTCTCCGCTCTCGGCCGCTTTATACGCTGTTTTCTTCTTCTCTTTCCCCTTTGACCTCTCGCTCCGCTGCACCGTTTCGTAATAGTTGATTGCGTCGAAGACTCTTTCTGCAGATTCGTATTGGTTGATGTCTTTCTTTTCCAGCCGAGGACCAATCTGATCAAACTTGAGGAACGCATCCACAACCAGCTCTTTGCTTTCATTGCCTTGAAGAGTTCTTTTCAAAGCCCATTCGAGGTATTTCTGTTTGCCTGTTGGATCCTTCGAGGCAAAGAAGTCGATCAGTTCTGTTTGCTCGGGAATCTTCTCCTTTAAAGAAGAAACCTTGTCTTCCAATAATGTTCCGGAGCCCTCTAAAATTTCTTGTACAATTTGTTCTACAAGCGACCTCATTTATTTGTTCTCTCCACGAAGATAATTCTTATACGCCGCAATTCTATTTTGTCGAAGTTTTTCTCCAATCTGCTTCCCAACAAATCCTTGGTCAACAAGTTCTTTTGCGCTCACCTTTCGGCAAACTTCAAAAGCATTGCGGATAAAATCTCCCTCTTCAAACTCCCGACCCTTATGCGAACGTGCATCGGCCTCGCTAACTCTCAAAAACTTTTCAAACCTTTCCGGCTTACGAAAAGCGTCGGTTCTATAAAGCAAATCAACAACCTTCTCCGGTCTCATCTTCTTTACAATATGAACCCGCATATGATTTTCTGTCGACATCTCAGCCAGATCAGAAAAAGAAGAAGGAACCTTTAATCTTTCGTTTGCCGCCTTAACCAAAGGAATTCCCGCCATCTCATGTCCATAATGATGCGGCAAAACATCCTTGGAAGTAGCTCCCTTCCCAAGATCGTGGTTAACAACAGCCCAAATAATCTCAGGATCGCTGGTGATGCTTCTGGCTGCCCTTACAGCAGCCATCGTGTGCATCCAAGCGTCGTTTTCCCCGTGATATTGCTGCGGCTGCGGAACTCCTCTGAGCTTTGAAAGCTCTGGCATAAACCTGTCCAAAGCCCCGCACTTTGCCAAGACCTCAAAATATTTATCTGGTCTGTCAGAAGATAGCGCCTTCTCCGTCTCCTTCCAAATCCTCTCCGGAGTTAAAGAGTCCAGCATTCCCCGACCAACCATGTTGCTCATTAATTCTTCTGTCTCGGGAGCAGCGGAAAAATCAAGTTGCGCTGCAAATCTCGCAACTCGCAGGACACGAAGAGGATCTTCTTCAAAAGCTTCCGAAACGTGTCTCAATAGTTTATTTTCTATGTCTTTCTTGCCGCCATATGGATCAACGATATCACCATATTCCCCAGAAGAAAGCATCATTCTAGCAAGGGCATTAATTGTTAAATCTCTTCTCTCGAGATCTTTTTCAATTGGGATATCTTCCGTATTCGTAGTAAATCCCTTGTGCCCCTCTCCTGATTTTCTCTCCGAACGAGCAAGGGCGTATTCGTCTCCCGTCTTCGGATGAATAAAAACAGGAAACTCTGCTCCTACTTGCGAAAACCCAACATCCAACATGTCTTGTGGCGTAGCACCAACAACAACGTAATCCGCATCGTGTGATGCTCTGTTGAGCAACGAATCTCGGACAGAACCGCCGACAAGAAAAACCTTAAACTTCTTATAAAAGTCTTCCATTTGCTTCGATTCTTTCAGAAAATGCTGCCACTTCTCAAACATTATTTCAATAATCGTTTAAATAAGAAATAAGCTTGTTCCAATCATATGTTTCAACATATGTCTCATAGATTTTATACAAAACTTCTCCCAAAGAAGACATTTTAAAGTTTTTGTCTTGGAACTTTGCTTGAAACTCTTTATATAGTTCTTGTTCTTTGCTGCTGTCGTAATTCTCGGGGTCAAAGTTAATTTCGACCATTCTACGAAGCTTTTCGCTCACGTTGTCGTTCCACCAAACAAAGTCCATAAACTTTTGAAAGTCCGAAAAATTATCCATCAAAAGCTGTCCGTGCAACAAGGCATCACTCTTCAGACGCTCAAGGTATTCCTCTTCTTTTTGATATTTATTTTGTTCCTGCTCATATCTATCAATCCCAATATCTCCCGGACCTTTGGTGATATTTTTCATGGCTTCCTCAACATTATTTTTATAAGGAGCCAACATCTTATCAAAATTTTCCATTCTTGTCAAGACGTTATTTAAAAGTTGGTCTGGGGATTGCTCTGCTTCTTCGGTAAGATTCGTCTCACCTCTAAATTGACCTTTTCGTCTGCTTATTTTCTTTGAAGCCTCCAATAAGTCCTCAACCGTCCTAAATATCTCTGGGGTTAATTGTTCTCTTGCTGCCCTCAAAAACTCTTCTTGGTCTAAAGATTTATAGTCGTGGTCTCTGGTTCTTTCTAAAATAACGTCTCCATAATTCAAAACCCTTATCAATAAAGCATCTTCTGCTGTAAAGTATTTCTCGAATACGTCTATAAGATCTTTTTCTTTAATCCCTCTCAGCAGCTTAAGTTCGTTTAATTTCTTTTGTATCTTTACAAACTCCAAAATCATTTCTCGTTCTTCGTTGTACCCCGGACGACTGGGTTCTATCCTGCGTGCAATGCTGTCTTTCGTTCTTTCTACATCTTCGAATTTCTTCTGTCGATCTCTAAAGAAGCTTGTTATCCCACCTACCGCTCTAGAAAAAACTCCCGGTTTCTCGGGCTCTAATTCTGCAGCAGAAACAGGAGGACTTTTTTCTTTCTTTGTCTTGGCAGGTTCTGGGGCTTCTGGAGCTTTGACAGGCTCGGGTGCAGCAGCCGCAACAGGCTCCTCTGGCTTTTCTTCTTTTGGTTTCTTGGGTTTGGGAGAGCTTTTCTTCTTTGTTTTCTTGGGCCTAACGGACTCATCACCGTAAAAAGCTTTAGTTACTTTGTTTTCAAGACTATCCCAAAACCCCTCATCAATCTGTTGTTCTTCTTCTATATTCTCCTCTTCCACAAGACCAACAACCTTTTTAATCTTGTCTGCAAAAGAAGGGTTTTTCATTCTATCAAGTTTGTCTTTTCTCGAAGGAACAGAAGATTTTGGAGAAGCTGTTATTATCGGCTCTTGTCCAAGTCTTTTTAATTCCGGACGTTTTTCTTTCATTTCGTTCAATATTTCTTTAACTATTTCTCTTATCTTCATTGAATTTTCCTCTATATATCCAACTTCAACTTAAAAGAAAGACCTCTACTTTCTTCTTTCTTAATTGGAGTAGCCAACTTGGCGATACCAAGTATTTCCCCATATTGATCTAAAACCGCAATCTTAGAAATATATACTGTCTTTTCAAAATCCGCTTCCGCTCCGTCAAAAGGACTCTTTACAATATTCTTAATAGATAGCTTCTGGTTTTCGGAAAAAGTCTTACTGCCAGAAGTATAAAATTCCGTTTGCCCATGCTCAATATATGTAGCGTTGTTAGAGTGATTTAATTCTCCAGGAGGAGCATGACAATACATCGTAATCACATCGACGTAATTAATTCCTTCAAACTCAACTCCATAGCTTGAAGATGGAACAGATGCTCCAAAATACTTCCAAGACGGATTATAATTTGTTGAATTGTAATATGGTTCACTGTGATTTGTTGCCAAAGCCCAAGAACCAGTCAGCAACATAATCCCTTCCGTATATAAAATTACTCCAGCAACAGAACCAGATTGAGAACCTGACGCCTGAACTAATTCTCCTCTTTCGTTATCATACAGCTCATTAAGAACAGCGCCAGAAGTATAAAACTTTAAAGCAACTGTACCTTTCTTAATGGAACTACCATAAAAAATAGAGGAAAGCTGGATCTCAGATACTTGTACTGTAGAATAATCCCCAAGAGTAGAAGAATAGGAACAATGAGGACTAAGATAGCCATAATAATTTATTGTATTCTTGAGAGCATTAATATAAGGACGTGAACTGTTTGGAGCATGATTGGTAATCTTTATGGAAGATGTCAAAGGATACGACCCAGTTATCGTTGTCCCATAAGCATACTCATTATATTTTGAAGTAGATACTGTAGAAAAAGAAGTAAGATTGCCGGTCTTTATGATAAATGGATATATTTTCTGCGCAGCCGTTCTATCTATGTTTTCTTCGTAAAGAGAGATAGAGCCTTGAGGTATATTTGAACCTTGCGCAAGATAGTTGTTTAAATACGTTGTTCCAGAATGAACAAAAAATTCATATTTCGGATGAGTCTTTATTCTATTTCTGAAAATGTCATTCTCTTTAAATTTTCTCATTTATTTCATGAAAACCCTTATCAAGACCTACTTTTCCTTTATCGTATTGCAAACAGACCAAGGATTTTTCTGTGTGCTTTCTGCAATCTTGGCTTTTTGCTCAATATTCTTAACAATTTGTTCAATCTGTTGAACCCAAGAAGAAATTTCATCTCTTGCCTCAAGACCGCCGTACTTCAAAAGAGTCTTTAAGTGTCGTCTTGCAGCAAGAACGGAATTATACGCATTCTCAATGTTTTTTTCTGTTTGAGGATCTTGTTGCAGATTTTCTAACAGAACTTCTTTTACCACCTCTCGAATCTCTTGAGGAGAAAACTTTGCCATTTTTATTACTCTCCCTTGCCGATCAAATCGGCCTTAAATTTATCCATCGGCTGATAACGTTGCAACATTCGAACAATCGCCGCCTTTGGAACACCGTGCTTGTTGCGCTTAGCAAGCTCGTCCGCATTCTTGGCCCACGAAGTATCGGGCTCAACAAACTCAATCTTATAGCCATGAGCAAGAGCCATCTTCACATAAGGCTCGGCCTCCCAAGACTGCGTGTTGGTGTTATCAACAACCACAGGAGAAACCCCGCTCTTCAGGGCACCGTACACTCTCTCACGATTCCAAGCATGAGCCTTGGAAAGCTTGCCAGAGTCAAAAAAATACTTACCTCCGACCATGAAATACTCATCGGTCGAAAAGATATTCTCCTTCGGAGCCAACTCCAAAGCCTTTGTGGACTTTCCAGAACCAGAAACGCCACGCAGAACGTACATCTTCCTAGACATCTTTGCCTTCTTTCTTTTTGTCTTCTTCCGATAAAACATCGCCTTCAAGCGAAGGACCCTTTTCAAGAGGATTTGTCATACCCCCGAAAGGATTACCCTTTTTCTTCTTTGAACGACCCTTCCAAAGGTTAATAACTTCTTGTTTTACTATCTCTCTTATTAAAGACATCCTATCCTGTTCTCCCGGAGAAGTCAAGAAAAACTTTTCTCAATAATTAGGCTGAATTAAGTGATTTTGGCTATGAGATTTCTTTATTTCCGATAGGAAAAGAGGACAACAAATTACTTTCTTTTAAAATCCACTTACTCTTGTGAAAAACTATTATATCATTTTTTACTAACTCTGTGAGACATTTTTTATAAAAGCTGTAAAGCTCTTGCAAAAGCTCAAAGGAAACAAAAGGGTAAAGACCTTGAGATTTCTCTGTTATTAGAGCTTGAAGATTCTGGTAATCGGGAGCGGAGAGTATCCTGACAACTTGAACGATCTTTTTTCTTTCCTCTTCTTCGCAATAATAGTCCGTTATCTTGAAAATAAGTTGATAATTAAAGTTTATTTCTGTCGCGGTTTTATCCCCTTCCGCAAAAAAGAGAGCAACGTTAAATTTGGGGATTTTGGGAGATTTCACTTTCGTAAGTGCTTGAAAACATTAAGAAAAACTTAAAAATCGATCCGGAGTCGAATTATTTGTTCTGTGTCAGAAGTTTTCTTTAAAGGCGTAGAAATCTTGCTCACAGCCAGAAGTTCGTTATCCGGCGAATAAAGACCAATGCCTGTGTAATATGCTACCGGAGCATCTGCCGCAACATTCTTTGTGCGAATCTTTGACCCGGAAAGATATGTTGGGTTTGAAGAATAGTTAAATGAACCATGATCCATTCTACAAAACACAACAGTAGAATTTAAGTCTGTAGTGTTGTTGAAAGTAATGTTGTTAATTCTATATCTTAGCGCAGAAGCAGCAGCGTCTATGGTGCCTGTAGAAAGATAATAATTTACTCCTCTCGTTGAAGAATCCATTTGAACACCAACACTGCCGTTCACAGAAGAAGTCATAAAAATCTTTTCAGCATTAAGCACCGCAACACCAGCCTGGTAAAATAAAAGACCAACCGCAGTAGAACCACTGTTTAGAACACCATATTCTCCAGCAGGAGAATTAACGAAATAACTTGTTTCGGCGCCAGAGTCTGTAATCAAAACGTTTCCATAATCACCACCTCTCGGTGTTGCATATGTACCGCTCAAAGCGAGGTACATGTTAAAGGAACCTTTTTTAATTTCGTCTTTGACCAAAAGTCTTGAGAAACAAAGAGCATAAGAACCAGTAATCTTTGTTCCGCCCGCCAGAAGATTTCCGTCTTCATCAAAATCTAAAATACTTCCAGTTGCATCGTGTCCCATCAAAACCTGAGCAAGAGTATCATACATATTCATCTTTGCTGTTGCCAAAGAATCCGTACCAATTAAGTTGTGGTACGTGGAACCAGAAGAAAGACACAAAGTAATATCAAAAAGATGATTAGCAGAAGCCGAAGCATAGTTATAATCCCATACTCTTTGATATCTTCCATGCGAAGGACTTTCGATGTTTGTACCGCTATAACTGCCGCTAACAAGCGTACCAGTGATAGGTACAGATTCGTGAAGTAATGTATGTGTCGTCACAATGTCATTACTTGTAAGCTGTTTATAAATTTGTGCCATTTATTCTTCTCCGTATTAAGAGCTTATACTTTCTTCAAAAACCGTACTGGAATATCTACACTATAGCCGGTGGTCGCACCAGTAATTCTAACGTTTGCGTCAATGTAATAATAACCTGCCCAGCTACCAGTACCAGTTGTACCTATTGTAGTAAAAAGATAAGTGCTGGAGTTCAATTCGATTGACGCCTGAAGCTTGAACTCTAAAATTGTTCCTCTTGGACCTGAAATAACTTGTGAGTCTTTGCTATCAGTCGTTTCGTTCTTTCTTACAAACTTAACATCGTTGCCAAGAGTCAAAAGATATGAAGCGATGTTGTCGTCGTCGATATAAGAAACAGCAGCCTGCTTAGCATCGTTCTTATCTACAACATATCCTAGACGATTGTCTATTTCAATAATATATTGAGTCTCAACTAAAGACGGTTCAAGACTAAAAGTAGGAGGTATCTCGGTAGTATCTAGACCCTGATCTACTCTTACGATGCCACCACCAGAACCCGGTGTATAACCATACAAAAATCCTTGCACACCAGCAAAATCCGTCTCTGTATCTTCGTCCACAGCGACCACATAACTACCAGAAGCGTGTTTTTTAGAAGCCGCATCTTGATCGTTCTGTTTAACTATAGGGAGATACAAAAGATTTGTTCTGTTGTAGCTAACCAAGAAAGACTTTGCTACCGACGTATTGTTTGTAAAGGCTTCAAATACCGGAGTAGTCAAAAGCTCTACATCAACATAAGATGAACCAGACGCATGCGATTTATCATAATCGTTGTAATCTATTTCATCATCAAAAACAGCAAACTTTGCAATCTTGAAGGTTCCGTCCGCTCTAGCAAGCCTCTTACGGCCAGCATCGGTCAAAACAGCGTCAAGAATAATGTTACCAGTGCTAGATAAAAACGCCATTAATTCTCTCCTCTTGAGATTTTCTTAAAAAGGGTCTCACTCCCTCTAAATAGTGAAGAAATCAAAGAATTTTATTTATTCTCCTCTATTTTTGTCGTATTCCGATCAAATCTCGGAACAAAAGATACATTAAAATCTATCTTTCGATTAGATTGCTTGCTAACAATACGAATTTTAAAGGTTTTCCCCCAAACAGAATCTTCTGTTACCCCCAAAACGATATCTTTTGCTGCAAACCCAGTTTCAACTCCAGAAAGGCCGTTTTTTTCAAGATCCACAAGCACCTGTTTCAACGAGGGAACCATATGAAGCTTTTTCCTGAAGGAAATACTCTTCTGTCTTTCAGCGGTTTTCTTCAATTCAACACATTCTGTTAAAAGCCAAACAGTACCACCATCATCTACCATCTCAACTTGAAAAATTGGACTCGGATTGGACACATGGCTATGCACATCCACAGTCCTAACCACATAATAATATTTCTTATTTGGCTCAATTTCATCTTTGAAAGTAGCAGAGGTCGCTTTGTCGTTGGTTATAGACGAAATTGAAGTAGAAACCCTAGAAACTCTATTGTTTCTGAAGTCTTCATATTTTTCTGGATGCTTTTCAATTCTATAAATGTCAAAGAGCACAACATTATCATCCGACGAATACGTGATTTTCTCTTCTTTCTCAGGAATTTCCTGAACTTCTCGCATTTTTCTTTCTTGCTCTTCGTCGGAAATCTCCAAAATCACAGGTTTTTCTTCTCTTGTGCCCAAACCGCCGTTCATAACAATAGAAACTCTGTTATTTATGTCCTTATAGGGCCAAAAAACAACCTCTGGAGAAACGGGCGGAGCGTCATAAACCATTAGTTCCTGTTCAAAGTAGGGAACCTCTAAAATTCTCACAACAGTCTCATCTTGCACGCAAATTCTTCCACTTGTACCGTTATTTTGAGCATCAAAAAACTTGTATTTTGTACCCAAAACGAATTGATAAGCATATACTTTGTATTTGTATCTCTTTGCATACTTTACTTGAGTGTCTACAAACTTTAAAATGTCAATTTTGTTGCTGTTTGGCAAATAATAGTTCTGTATTACCCCTTCGCTATCTGTTTTTTCAATACGATAGAGGATGGTCTCAGAGGGAGCTTTCTGTTTATTAAAGACGTCCAAAAAGCTTCTTGCTCTGTCTTTTAAAATGTATTCTATTTTCTTCGCAAACAAAAACAAAGACACAGAAAAATTTAGTTTATATTTAGGATCTGCAAAAATCCCCTCTCTAAACGCTCTCTCGCTTATGTAAGACGTTGTGTCTGTTTCTTTCCCAGAAAACGTTCTAAATATCTCATCTTCCACGTCGCCATCCAATAAGCTTTTTAGAACGTCAAACCAAACCATTATGTTAAAAGACCTTAAATTAACGTCTTGGCCACTAATCTTCATTCTCTGATTCGTAAAAAAATTACCAGTTTCGACACAAGAAGAGATATTAGACATTAAAATGTTCATAAGACCCGTTTTTGCCAATAGCTCTGCCACTTCAGTCGACACATCTGTTGAAAAATCAACAGAATTAAACATAGGGAAAGACCATTTATCTGTTTCCCTAGACATAAATCCTTCTATATCTGCAAGAGGAAAAATTGTGTTCTTGTACATGTCGCCAACAATGTTTGCCGCTTCTGTTAAAGCATAAGATGCAATCTTCTTCTTGTATAAATCAAAATATTCTCCAGTAGGGTTCTTAACTTTGTACTCAATATTTTTTGAAAGAGTAATCAAAGCTTCAAATCTTTTATTTACCTTGGAAGAATAGCTGTGAATATCAAACACATAAGAATTTGGCAGCAGTCTTTCCGGAACAGACTCTATTGCTGTTTCATATCCATCTACAAAGAAGTTATATTGTGACTTCGCAGAATAATAGTACGGAGAAACAACATTTGATGTGTCCTTCTCTGTAACCCTTTGCGGTCGAGGCAAAACAAAGTCAAAATTATAGTATTCTTGATTAAAAACTATTGAATTCAAAAATGAAGCCCAATCAGCATATAAAAAGTCTTCTCCACTTCTAAATTCACTCTTTGGTAAGACATCATACCACTTACAAACCTCAAAAGCTGTTTGCGGGCCGGGCTCTACCATGGTAACAGTTTGGATATTAGGAGTTGTTGTAATCCCTATCCCGGAAGGAGCAACCGGCTCCCCCGAATCGTTCAACGCAATTGGTTCATCTTCAGAACGATATTCGTCTAATATGATAGAAGGAATTCCAGGTTGGAGATTGTTCTTTTTATCCATTTTTATTTCCTTCTCTTGCTAGAATTCATTTGCTGTTCAAGCTCTGCCGCTCTTTGTTCTAAAGCGCTTTCTTCTTCCACTGTTAATCCAACTAACGTTGAAACTATTTCAGCATCTTCTGCAGTCTGCGCATAGGGGGGAACAAATTCTTCTTCTTGAACCTGTACGTCCCCAATAGTAGATTGTATTGTACCCTCTTCTATACCCTCTTCGAAAGCAGTAGTAACCTCTTCTTCTCCCGCAACCTCCACGTCACCTATGGTAGATTGTATTGTACCGTTCTCCAGACCTTCCTCAAACGGAGTAGTAACCTCTTCCTCTTCGTTTTGATTCCCAAAGAATTCTCCAGGAGAAGGACCATAATTTTCAGCATCCGCCTGTTGCGGAGTCGTCTCTTCTACAATCGTAGGCAGCGCAGGAGTTAATTCTGGTCTTTCCGTAGGAGGGAAGGAGGGCGGAGGCTGCACAACTGTTTTTCTTTCCGGCTTTATTAAGAAATATTCGTTAAAAACGCCAAGCTCAAGTCTTTGTTCTCTGGTAAGGCCCAGAATCTCATTCTGATATGGCTTTATTCTGCAAAGAAGTTCTTTCCCAACTGAATTATTAAAAGACTCTATGGCCAACATCGACCACTTCTCGTGTTTAATAGAAGAGTTGGAATTTTCTGTCTTCTCAAAGCCCTCAAAAACCTCTATCACGCCGAGCATATTATAGTTCATTCTAAAAAGACTCGAGTCTGGAGAAGAGTAATTCCTCATCGGATTTGCCATGTTAGAGCTTTTTCCCGCCCAAACCGTCTTAACTCTTTCGGGATTTGTCGAGCCTAAAAACAAGCTCTTTATCTGATTGGGCAAAGTTCTTAAAATCTCAGAAGTAGAAATATTCTTACTCTCTTCCCAACTTTTCTTGGTCAATGCGGCAGCAGCATAAGGATTCCTTTTTGCCACATTGACAATGTTATCTTGTAGAGTTAAATCAAAATTCTCAATAGTATTCGCTTTTATTTCCGCCTTGCCTTTCCCAGAAATAATCTTTTTATGATCCGGTCTATCCATAGCTATTGTAGAAGGAGCCGCCGCCCCATATGCCATGGCCGTCATATCCATTTGATTAATCATCGTATACATTGTCTGATTGGGATTAGATACCAATATTCTATCTTTAACTCCCCTGGGAAGAGCGCATTTAGTTTCGTCGGCAACAGAAGGATCTATTTTCTCACTTTCTGTGTCTTCGCTCCTATATGTTTGCGTGCTGTCTTTGCTCTCTGGAGTTGTTTTATTTGTTCTTTCTTCCTGCGAAGGGAAAGAATTCCCAAAAGAAAAAACATCGTTCACCGTAACTCCAGCAACATATAAAATGTCTGCCATTTGAGCATTATTGTTTGCTGCAGCCTCAGAATCCGAAGCAGCTCCATCGTCAGAAACAACCGTATTTTCTGTCTCGGAAGAGTTTTTATGAACCGTTGTTATTTCCATGTCAACAATCTGCTGTGCCAAATCGCTTCCCGGATAAAAACTCACAGTAGTTAGGATTTTAGTTGTTCCGGGATTATTTGTCCGGACAACCGAAGGAGACAAAACCCCATATTTTTTGCTCTCTATAGAATCCCCAGAAGATATAACTTGCCCGTCAACAGTAATGTTTATATCTTCGTTTTCTGTGGCAAAGTATTTATGAATCTCTGCCTTAGCTCTCTTTTCATAATCTCCGCTTTTTATTATTCGCAACCCAAGACTTCTGTCTTTTGCCTCTTGTTCTAAGTCCCCCGTGATTGAAAGGTAGTCAAATCCTGAAACTTTATCAGTATCTGCGTTAAAAACTCCGTCTTTGAACCATGTTTTTAGTTCAATTTGCTTAAACATAACACCCTGCGGGTTTGTTCTTGTTCCATCACCTAAAACCACGTCCCCTATGGTGTCAATTTTTGAATATATTTCTCTTGCCAAAGTGGAAATTAAATCCATTACAAATCTAATGCTGTCTGGGTTGGCTTTTCTAGGGTGAACGAGGTCAAATAACCCTCTTGAAAGTTCTTTTGCTCTCTCGTCGGTTATAGAAGAAAATCTCTTTAAAACCACAAGATATTGTGCTATCGACTCAACCCAGGGGGCAGTTTCTTGATGAGTAGAATATCTCCGTATGTTAGAATCCGCAAAATCTTCTGTAAACTTATTCGAATAAACATCGTAATTACCACGAATGTTTTCTAATGATTCTGCTCTTTCGTCTTCTCTTACAATATGTGGCTCATCAATAGCAAAAAGAAGTCTGCTTTTGCCCGTAATCTCTGCAACAAGAAGATATTTCTTTAAAGCATTATAAGCACTCTCAAGCTTGTTGTAGTAGTCCTTAAAAATCTCTCTCGATTTATCTTCAACTACCATCTCTATTCCATATTGATAAATGCCGTTTGTTTCGTCTTTTATTACCTTATCTGTCCCTGTAAAAAATCTCGCATCGTCAGTTAAGTCTTCCGACTGGAAAAACAGATTTACTTCTCTCAAAGAGCCGTCTTTGTCATCAACTGCAATAAACTTTTTGAACTCTTGTTCTCCCGACAAAGCTACCGTTATCTCTTTCGGATCATCTGAAAAAACGATAAATCCTTCTTCCGGAGAATTAATTCTATTGTGAGAAGTAACGGCTTCTACTCGCCTTCTTAAGACTTTCAAAGAAAGAATTTTAAAGTAGTTCCCAAAGGTCGAAGGGCCGTCAAAAATCTCCTTTTCAAAGAATTTGCCATAAAGAGAGTTGTCCGAAACAAAGTTCCTATAATCAACTCCAAATAAAAATCTGCAGTTACCAACATAATCTCTAGACGTCTTTAAAGATGTCACATAAGAACATGCAGAAGATACATTAAAGGTCGAAGCCCCACGATCAAACTTAAGAACCTCTTGATTCAAGATGTTTGTAACATCCGAAGTGTCCGTTTCAGATTTGTATATCTTTTCGGAGATTCTAAAGTCTTGCGTTTTTTTAGAAACGATAATAGAGTCTTTTATTATTTTCTCTTCTAAAAAATTTTTCCTCAATTCTGGATCAAGTCCTAGTCTAAACCCAAAGTCTTCCGAAAAAGCCTGGTCATTAAACATAGGAACAACCAAGATACTAAGATCTTTTATATCCCTCTCGGTATTCTCAAATTCTACATCATAGATCAACTTTATTACTTCATTCCCATCAGAATCTACACTGTAGGCTGAAAAGTCTTTGGTGCCTTGAGCCAAAGAGAGAGTTTTGTTTTTATCTCTTGCCCCAAGTCTTTGCTGAACAACAACACTAAGATATTTTTTAAAGTCCTGCCCATCAAAAATCTGCGACATTACTTCGTCTAGAACTTCCGTAAGAGACAGAACCACCCTAACCCTCAAAACACCCTCAGAATTACTTATCAGTCCTTCTCCGCCAACTACAATGTGCGGTTCTTCAATGAAATTACTTGCACTTCTTCTATCGGAAAGTTCTATAGTCTCTATTACTATCTTGGGAATAAGGTTGTTAATTAGAGCATTACTTTCAAAAAAAGACATTCTTTAGTCCTCTGGGCATATTTTCCCAATCTTTCCTTTGTAATTACGCAACTTCTCGGTTTTTTGCGGACTTGTCTTAACTTCTTCTATCTCTTTATCCACAAAAACATCAAAATAATACTCCACAAAAGATGAGTCTATTTTTATATCTTCACATGAAACTTCTTGCTCGTCCAACAAGATCCCATCGACAAATCTTTCTTGTTTTTTAGCGAAACTAAGAGGAACCAACACGTCCTTACCACTAGTACCTGACTCAACTATATAAACTTCCAAATCAAAATTCTCTTTTTCATCTCTTACGTTTTCTTCCATAATGTCAGTTAGAAAACAATCCCCAATTATTTCTATAAAAGAACCATCATCAAACTGATTGTCAAACATTTTTATTTTTGACATATCGTCAGAATATACAACCTCTCCTTGACTCGGTCTAGAAACACCCTCTTCCATTGAAGGAGGATTTCCCTTTCTGATAACAATATCATAATTATAATCTTTAGTTGTAAGCTGAGGTATTTTTACCAAAGAAGAATAAGAAGAAGAAAAATACGATACTGAACCAGTAAATTCCCCTCCTGTCATAACAATGTTCCACGCAGGCGAATACTCTCTGGTTCTATCTGAAGACCCTATGGGAAGAGCCATGAAATAATTCTTGTCTTCCGACAAAACAATCGGCCTATCAGAAAAAGTCTGTCCTTGGCTTTCAGACCGTATCTGTTCTGCCTTTCTAGAGATTTGTGTCTCTCTCCCAGAAAAAATCGTTTGCACCTCTAGCCGTTCGATGCCCTCTAAAATCCTGTCCTGTATTGCATTCTGTGTTTCGTCTGCCGAAGAAGCGTAATCTTCATCATATATGATATCGTCATCATAAAAATCATATCCAATGGGACGAAATTCACCTCTCGCAAGAGCTGATTTACCGTAAGGAGTAAGTTTAAAATCAATTACTCTTTCTTTTTTTTCTAAGAATTTCATCTCCTTCTCTTATCTCCTAAGTTTTCGAACATACCAACCGTCGGCGGACCTTCTTGTTCTTCCGAAGAGGCAACAACGATATTCTGCGGAGGATTGTCCATTTCCTTTTTCTTCCCACCATCAGAATCCGTCTCTGCTCCAGCCATGCTATCTGCTCTAGGAACATTTATTCCTTCAGCCTGAATTTGCTCGATAGAAGGACGAATAATTAAGTCTGCTTCTATTTCTCCCAACTCTACCAAGGAACAGAAGTCATACGGCCAGTTATAAGAATATTCCGGTTCCTTACGACCAACTTGGAAATCAAAAATAAATCTGTCGTCATCTTTATTGTTTTCTGTTACTTTAAAGTAGTTCTTCTCTGCCTTTTGTTTTACTTTAAACACCATCCACCGTGTATTTTCAGGAATTCCCTCTTCATTAAAGAACTCATATTCGTCAAACGGATGAGAAATAGAGGTTTCTACTTTTTCTGCTCTTCTAGAAGATTCCGGCATCAAACCCTGCCAGATCAAAGCCAAGTCATCTTTTGTAAACGTATGCTCAATTTCAAAAATATACATTGCAAACGGTTCCATATCAGAGTATGTACCAAAGTCAAATTCAGGTGGAATAATATAGTTCTTCATCTTTTCCACCATTCTGGTAATGCTAGTTGTCTTTCTTTGCTTCATTGACTCTTCAACAACCATTCTACCTTCAGAAACCCTTCTCCTCTGCTCCTCAAGCTTCTGACGAGAAATCTTAAAGAAGTTCCTTCCAGCAATCTCGGTCGTTACCGGCTCTTGTGTCCTTTGCTCGTCAAGGAACGGTATTGCAACAACAGCTTCTTTAAACTTCTTAAACGAAGCAACTTCGCCAACCCTCTTCTTAGACGGAGTAAAACCACAAACGTCTAGCAAAGAACCTACAGTAATATCAGAGGTGCTGTTAGCAAAAGATATTTGATACTCTGGTACAACCTTTGTCGTCTGCCCTATCCCTCGAATACTATCTTCTATCTTTAAGTAAAGACCAGCAGAGCCTGTCGGTATTTGTCCATAACTAGACCACACAGAAGAACCCTGGCTGCTGTTTGACGACGTTACATGCAGAACGGGACACTCGTATCTTGTAGAAATAACCCATCTATCAAAAGAGGTAGAATCAGAATCTTCTGTTGTCCTAGCCCCAGTTTCTTGTCCCACAGAATAAGTTGTTACCTTTTCTCTTGTCTTCCCAAAAATGTCCACAGAAGACACAAACGGCATTGAACCAGAATATGCTGCGGAATCTTTATACAAAGAGTAAATCTGATACCAAAGAGAATCAACTATAGCTGTGCTATACGTATAGAAATTATCTCTTAGAAGATTTTCTACTGTTAACCCATCAAAATTGTCATAATCACTACCAGAAATAATCATTTCTGGTTTTAAGTTCTCCAGATAGGCAGCACTGCCGGCCAAGTTGGTTCCGGAAATCCTGTACCCAAACTTTTGATTATTGGAATAATCTCTAACATATAACTCACCAGAAGATGTATTTACATATGTAGTTGTAACATCTACCGGCAATAAATTAATTGCCCTAAAGAAAGCTTGTGCTGACATCGACCTTCTGCTAGCGCTTCCGGAATCTATAATAATTTCTCCATCTACCGATGTCGAACCCGTAAATCTTTGAACAGCAATCTCGTTCCCGCTTACATCATAAGCGGCAAAAAAACCATCCGCATTAATAAACGGAGTGTAATCTCCTATACTAGTAAAAACCGTACCGCTAGTAAACAGCTTTGTATTAACAAAATTAAGAATAACATCTTTATATGTTCTTAAATCTCTATGAATTCCTCTAAAAAGCTCTTCTTTTTCTCTATCGTAACTTTCGACTTGTAATCCTGCTAAAATCTCATCTAAAGTATATTTCTTTGTATCGTCTGCCAAGAAAGAGACTCTGCAAATAGAGTCTCCGTAATAATACGGAGGAGTAAATTGAATAAAGGATGGATCTTTTTTCATCAAATCATTCGTTAAACTTGCGCTGGCAAAATCAGAAGAAGATACTTCTGTCAAATTATAAATCAGTGAAGGAGGACCAAAGTATCTTCCTTGGTAATTATCATCAGAGCTTCTTACCATATCTATTCCATCTTTTGCCAGAATCAAATCCATATAATACGTAGTTCCAGACTGCATCGTCTTAAATTCAGACTCTTTTTTAGAAACAAAAGATGTAAATTTCTCGTCTTTCAGGAAGAACCTCGAAGACTCAGCAAAAAAGTTATTAGAAGCTAAACTATAATCTGTTTTATTTTCTCCATCCCAAGAAATAAATGGATATGCAGAACCAACATATTCCCCAGAATAAATAAAAATTTTGTCCGCTCCATGTGCACCAGCAAAAAGCTGGCTACCTGAAACAGCAACCTTTGAGCCCACAACGTCATTAGCAGCAAACCCATCAGAAATTTTTTCCCGAAAATAATAATAACCATTTTCCTTTTCATAAAGATAAACACCCCCCGCATTGCTTGCCGCATCGTCAAGCCCAGTAGCCCCTACAATCATTAACCCGTCACAAAAATCTACTGAAGCCCCGAAGAGATCACCTGTTCCAGATTCCCCAGAAACGATTTTTTGTTTTTCAATCCACCCTCTTAAATAATCTAATTCATAAAGATAAACAGAACCCGCTTGCTGACCATCTTCATAAGTATAATAACTTCCAACCGCCAATTGGCTACCATACCCATCAACCGAAGTTTTTGTTCCAGAAATTGCCACAGAAACGCCAAAATAATCATCTGCTCCCCCATCGCTGGCGGATATCGCTTGCAGCAAAGACCAAGGGTCTACCCCGTTGGTTTTATAAATATAAATTTTCCCAATTGTTGGTGTACCCGCACCGCCATATTCCGAAACAAAAGCCCAGGTTCCACTTACTAAAACTTTCCCGCCATAGGCCCCGTCGTCGGGCTCCACAGAAGAAGAAAACTCTGCTACCTCTACATAACCACTTGACCCACTTTGTAAAATATAAGCCCTCCCCTCTAAAGTATCCCCACCACCATATATGTTTGCTCCTACCGCCAAAGTAGTACCATCAAAACTTAGCGCTCTCCCAAAAACACCAGAACCAGTAAAATCAGAAGCTGTTATTTCTTGAACACACTGCCAGATGTTGGTCTGCTTCTTAAAATACAAAACACGTCCTGCCCCTGTCTCCCCGGATATATCCGAAGCATAAGAACCCACAAAAGCCTCGTCTCCGTAAATTGCAACAGCAGAACCATACTTATCTCCCGACACAATGGTCCCCGTAGGAATAAGATCGGAATGTTTTGTCCAAGTACCAGAAGTGTAATTGAACACCTGTACGCTTCCAGTAGGATCTGTAGTATCTCTAAATGTACCAACAACAAACTGCGAATTGTCTCTATCTAGTTTCATATCATAAGAAAACAAAGAACTCGCTGTACCTGTAATCTCTTGCTCTAACTTTGCAACTAAAGTTTCTTCATAATCCGGACTCAGCAAATACATTCTTCCTTCTCTGCTGCTGTTATTGCTGCTCGAAAGAGGAAGAGCATAAGAAGGATCAATAATCGACTCAAACGGCATCCGATAACCAGAATAATTTTTAATCGTTCCTGAATAGTAGTTCACACTAAAATCGTCTTCATCTCCAGTCGTACCTGTCATAATCGGCCAATCGACAGCAATGCCAGATTTGACTGTATTGTAGAAGATTCCGGGAGCATAAAACGGCTGAATTAGGCTCTGAATTGCTGACTCTTTATTTGACTTGTTTGTGTCCCAAGAAATATATGGTGCATACGATTGAGAAAGTAAATTACCAAGCTGTACAGACCTCTGAACAGGATAAAAACCGTTATAAGGAAGTAGTTTTTTTATCCCTCGGAAAGTCATCGAGAACTCGCGAACTTTATCTTTTTGCTTCTTGTGATCGTCGTAAACCTCATTGAATGCTTTCATCATATCTGAGTGCGAATAAATCTTATAGAACTCTTCATTTGCTGTCGTTCTAGAAGAATTATACATACTAGAAGAAACATTAGTACCAACTGCCGTTAAAATACCTCTGTTTTTCTTTCTGAAATCCCCACCAGCTTCATTAATATACCACCCCATGTGCTCTGAGATTCTAAATTCTGGTAAAATAGTATATCTTGCGCCCATTGGCCTAATTTCATCAGAATATTTGTCATAAGAATTATAAAACGGATTAATCCCAGACTCTGAGTTCGCAGTATAGTTTGTTCCACTTTCTTTTAGAGTAGAACCAGATAAATACACATCGTAACAGAACTGAAGAGACGGAATCCCCGTTCTACCATAAGCAATTAAATCTTTTGTTCTTGTCTCGCCCATAGAAGCAAGCTCGCCATAAGGAGAACTTCCAGAACCATCTTCCAGAGCCCAAACAGAACCAATCCCCATGTTGAACCCAAGAGAATTTACAAAATTGCTCTGCGTTCTGTCGTCCTCTGTGTCTTTCCAGAAAGTAATTCTATCGCTTCCTTTAATTCCAGAAGAAGTAGAGTCATCGTAATAGTTTCTCGCATGAATCATATCAAATCCGACATTTTCATGCTTCGGATAAATGATCTCTGGCGAATAAATGGAAACAAATTTATGTTCACCCAACTTATAAAGATTCAAACAAGTTTCATAGATTGGTATAGAACATTCCCCAACGTTCAATCTATTAGCAAGTTTCTGATTCGCAAAATGTTCCTTTAGGTTTCTATATGGATATGTAAAAGACACAATATTTTTATTTATATCTTCGACAATATGAGTTATTGGCTTATTCCAAGTTACAACCGGCTCATAATAATTCGTAAAAGAATCTGCCCTATTGTCAAAAAAATGTTTTTCTCTACCCTGGGAGTCAACAAAAATTCTTTCTTTAGAAGGATCTTCAACAGAATAGATGTTTTCTTTTCTTAAAGCCCTTGCAACAGGACCCTCTCCTGCTCGTATCTGTTCCCAAGATGCCCACTGATAAGGACTCCAAGAACCCGTCTGCCACGATGCATTATGAGTTAAAGTATTTGTAGTTGTACTAATTTCGTTTTCTTTTGTCCTAACGTTTAAAGAAGCCGTTCCAACCCAATTTACAAGATTAGTCGTTCCACTAACTTCTTGGAACTCCAGCACCATACTACCTGTTGTGGGTTGCGTTGTCGAACCAGAAATCCACGAATATCCATAAATACTTCTGGGAATTTGGTGAGAAACAAATCCGTTATCGTATCGCTCTTGCAGAATTTCTGTCGGATTCACAACTACCGTTCTAAGCGGATTACAGTTCGTCTTGTGAACATTCGCAACTCCAGTAGTAGAAAGACCCCCAGAAACCATGTGAAGCTGAAGGCTTGTATCATATTCTTGTCTTACTTCAAGATTTCTAAAGGGTTGCGCATTGTGAGTAGAAAGCTCTTCTGCAACTGGATCTAACCAAATCTTGGTTAAGGTTTTCTTTTCCCCAGGAGAAGAAAATAGAGTTCTAAAACAATACTTATCGACTCCTTTAAAGGGAGCAAAGTTGTTAGGGCTTTCGCCAGAAAGGTAAGAAGACGTCCAAGAAGAATACACTGGTATCGAAGAACTTCCTGAAACATCAACAGAAACATTATGAAGTATGAATTGGTCAAGCCTTAATGCTGTGCCCGTAACAGAATAGTCTTCACTTGCTTGAGCGTAATAAATTTTAACATAATTAGAATCCGCTAACCCAACATTTCTCGTCGCTGTAAAAGCATATCTACAATCATAAAAAGCATTTCCAAGCTCCGTAATCGAACTTGTGACCACAGCAACAGAAGAACTTCCAATCGCACCAGAGCCAGAAGTTAAATCGAAATAGCAATAAGGAATATCCCATGCAATTTCCCCATAATCATAAAAACTATAAATCCATGGATAAGAAGAAGAGTCGGCTGTTCTAGCAATTATTCTTACCCACAAAACACTCCCGCTATTAAACCAAAAATCTCCTGGATATGCCATTCCATGTGTTGTAAGCGCTACACCATCCGCTGAAAACCCCGTACTCGAACTAACTTCACCGTTTGGACCTTCATATTCATCCGGATAATAACTAAGGTTTTGATATGCGCAAGAAGAAAAATCACTGCTGCTAACAGCAACCACACTGCTTGTAACTATGTCATAATGGTCAACAACCGTCCCTGATGTATATATCTCTGCCGGAACCATTCCCAAATCAGAAACAAAATAACCCCCATTGTGTGCACCAGAAGCTACCATATCTGGTCTTTGGTTATATCTTCCAGAGACATTAACTATTTCATAGTCGTGAGAATAATTCCCAATAATATTCTTTCTATCTGGCTCATGTCCAGTAGCAATGCTGCTACTATACCCCGAAGGGACGGTATAAAACTGATGAGTAGAGGAACTTACCTTTATATTTTCTATAGAGGTAAAAGGAGAGCTGTTTAAAGAGCCAGTTAAAGTTTTAATATAGGTGCTCGACGGTTCAGTTACAACAGAAAAGTGCCTCTTCGCAAAAGTAGAACCAGAAACATTAGAAAACATAGTATATTTCAACTGTGTTTTATTCGAATTTACGCTGGGGTCCCCAGAAGCTATCTCAGAAAAGCCTCCTTCCGCTCTCTGCTTTTTCCAACGCCACATATCAGCAGTACCATCTAAATCAGTAACTACAGAATGTGTTGAATTACCCCAGGTCAGTCCTTGATCAGCGGAAGAGCTTATCTGTACACTTTCGGCACCAGCAGACCCAGACGCATTACAGATATAAAATATATCATTTTCATCCACGAATGCCCACGGATTAGTAATCCATTCTGAGTTTACGCTACAGTTATATGTGTCATAACGAATAAGAGTCAAATCGGTACTCTCTCTACTCATTAAATATACCATGTTAGTATATCCGTAAGTAGTGCCCTGGTTTACCCCATAAACAAGCATCTTACTTCTATCTTTATTTGCCGCAAGAGTCCAGAATAACCTTACCCCAATTCCGTACGGGATATATCCAGTTTCATTAACATAGCCGAAAGAATTGCCGTCTAGTGAAGATGTATAAAAATAAAAATTAGCTCCCCAATCCTGGGCGCCCTTGTCCATAACAAAAGCCATTTTATTATCACTAAAGTAATCAACAGCACGAAGACCAGCATTCTGGTCTAAACTACTTGGCCCAGTGCATGTCGTCGCTGGGACAAGCGTAACAGGATTAGTATATCTTACATCAACTGTAGTTTCGGTGGCTATTGCAAATAAATAAAGTCTGTTTAGTCCAGCATGATGAAAAAGGAGATAAGCTGCATTGTTAGGAGAAAGCCCAGATTCTCTAGAGTCCACAACCTCTCCCCAAGTATATCCATTCGAAGATGTATAAAAAGAAGATGTCGCTGCATTATAAGTTTTTGTCACAAACGCATCTATCGTAGATAAGTAAATTGGGGGGCTCTTCTTTTGAGAACCAAAAGTCTCGGGACTTTTCACCCAGCCAGAACCAGAGTTTACATAATATGTTGCCCCAGCCGTATATATATCGTCTCCCGTTGAAGATGCCGTAGAAACCGCCAAAAAAATGTTCTGCGTTGCGTGTGAAACAAATCCTCTCATTAAAAATGTTTCTTCTGTTGCCCCCGTTACCCAATTGTTACCATTTAAATAAATTCTTTTTATCTTGTCGAGGTCTGAGGTCGTGTTATGATATAAATAGCCGTGGATTCCACTGCCACTAATTTCCGGTACGTATCCTTTTGTTAAATAAACCGCCTCATAAGGCATTTTCTCTGTAGCTGGATAAAGTGTTGAGACTGTATTAAAAAGCGGCGGACGATTTGCATGGGTTTCTCCCCAATTATACAAAAGTTCGTTCACACCATAGGCGTGTGCTTCGGGTTCTTCTGTCTTAAACTCCATTGTCGGATACGGAGTTTGATACTTGTTTCTCTCCAGAACGTGGCTTTCAACAACCGTTCTCATTTCCTCTGAAAAATCAGCAGTTGCCGGGATTAACTGTTGCACCATCTGGCCAATAGAAGAATCAATCCATTTGTAATAGTTAAGATATTTTTCTACGCTTGGAGTATTCCCAATACGCTCAAAGAAAATCTTTCTTAACTTTGCTAAAGACTTATATTCTTCTCTGTATCTGTTAACAGGCTCTCCAATGAGGTTGTTAAAGTCTACAACTCCAGCAAAAAATTTTAATATCTCTTCGGAAACGTTTTGATAAATACTCTTTTCCAAAGCCCAAAAATACTTTACAGGTCTTGAATCTCTTGTAAAATATTCATCATCATTTGAAAGAATACTAACCATATCCCCGCTTGAAAGAGATTCCGGTAGCTGTTGCCTACCCGCTAAAATGTGTTCTCTAACTTGCGGAGTTGTTCCAGAAGTAAAAAAGATTGCAATACCAGGATAATGTCTTTCGACAACGTTATCAACACTCCCATTATGAAGATAGACATAGCTTCCAGAAGAATAATCTGTTACGTTAATGCCGTAGTATGAAATCCCGCCATAGGTAAGCGCCGAAAGACTACCCGTTCCAAACTCCCAATTTAATGCCAAAGCCTGGGATTCTTGGAGATTGCTTTCTTTTTCCATCTCTCTCGAAGGATTCAAAACTCCATAATTAAACGGATCCCTAGCGTGAGCGTCAATCTCTTCTGTCTGTAGCTTTTTTTGAAAATATCTTATGTTGGCAAATTTTACATCAGAGTATTGTTCTATACTTCCAGTAAAGTTTGTTCTTGCTGCGCCGGCATAAATTCGTCTGCTTGTTTGTAAAGAAGACGTTGCTAACACTTGACTAATACTTGCCGACACGTTAAAACTATTCTGTTTTATGTCTCCGCAATAATTTACACCATAAAAATCTAGCCAATATGTAGTCGAAGTTATATTCGAGGCATCTTGAGAATTTGGATAAAGTCCGACTCCAAAACTCCAATATTCATTATCGTAAACATTACTGTAGACAGAACTGGTAAGTTGTGTAGAAAAGACGCTACTTGTTAAAAGCCAATATCCGTTCTTACTGTCGATTGCTTCCTTTACAAATAAAACTTTAAATATGCTGTTGTTCGTACTATAATTTTTAATACCAAACAAAGAAGAAGATACAAAAGGGGCGCTATAAAAAAGCTCGCTGTCTACGTCTGCTCTCTTCGGAAACACAACGCCAGCTTCAAGAGTAAATGGAATATAATTAAACCCTGTAGAGCCCGTGATGTATTCTAAATCGTCGTCTGTCAAGCTGCTGGTTGCCTGTATTAAGGATACTCCAAAATTATCAGCATCGTCAAGAGAAAGAAGATTTACTTTTCTTGCTGTTTCCGTTGTGTTGTTTTTTAAAGAATATTCTGTATTGTCTGAATATAGATTTAACTTAACAACTTCCTCATCTGTACCGAAACATCTAATCAGATTTCTTACCGACTTCTCTGTTCCTTTACTTTTGAGAACATTTGTAATATTGTTATAGATGTTTTCATAAATTCTGTTCTTAACGTTATAAATCTTCTCTTCGAAATCTTCTTCGTTGCTGCGACCAATCAAAGATTCTAATAAAGTAGAATCTATGAAAATATCCGGCACCTTAACTCCAAGACTTTCCAGTCTCTTGTCATTAAATGGATATGGTTTTTCATCATCGTTGGAATAATGAACATCATTCAAAGATGAAACCGCATTAACTTGCAGATATAGATGATCAAAATAACTACCTATTATCTGAGTAAGATTTCTAAGAGAGTAGTCTTCTTGTTCTTGATCTTCTTCTAAAATCCACCCAGGAATATCGTTATAAACCCAAGAGTTGTTAGAAACATCATGTATAGAACCAGAGTTCGCCATCTCCGCTGCTTTTGCAGCAACATAAGGGTTGGTAGAATATAAAATAGGCTCTTTATATTCTGTCTCTTTGCCGAAATAGCTGTCAATAGCAGAACCCGTGCTTCTACTCGTGGACAAGGAACCAGACCAAGCCCCATGAGAAAGGCGACCAGAATAATCCAAAACAATTCGATCTGTCGCATGTATACTAGAAGAAGAAAAAACTCCTTCGTTAAATTTGTAATAAACTCCAATATCCGTACTAGCGTCATCGGTATTCGCCCCGCCGTCTACCGTAGAAAACCAATTCTGTCCAATTTCTTCGTTTGTTCTAGCAGATTTCCAAAAACGGAACTCATCCAAAGAACCAGAAAGCTTTCCGGAACCAGTAGCAAACGAACCAGACCCAATCAAACCACCAATGGTAGCGTGTACGTAATTTACACAATCAATAAACTTACCAGATCCCGTAGTAGAAGAAACAGAATCATCTCCAACAAAAAATTCTATGGTAAATGTATTTGCAGTCGCATGATTAGAAAGCTTAAACCCATAGTGTCGCCAGTTATTATCAAATGCTTGCGCAGCCGTATATCCTGTCAGGTCAATTACGTTTTGACTTGCCGAGCCAGAACAAACAGAAGCAATACTAAAAGCACTGCTGCCGCTGTTGTTCAATAAAATTGTAAAATATTGAGAATAATAGTCATTTAAACTAAAGACCACTTCAGAATTGCTACCAGTAATTCCCCTTTTTAACCAAAATTCTATATAATTCCCAGAACTCCCACCAAACCTGAGATTCGAAGCTCTTTCGTCATCCTCGGAAAAAAGATTCGCCCCTAGATAGGAATTTGCATCCCCAAGATTAGGACCCCCTTTTAAATAAATATATTCAGGATTTGAAACGATGTTGATTGTTTTCGAAGAAATAGCACCAGTAGACGTAATTGTAATTACATTATCAGAAGAAAAATTAGCATATCCTGTAGTTCTAGGATAGATTTTATCAAAAATCCAAGAATCTACAAAAGAACCACTGTTTAAAAACTCTTGTTTTTCAGTTTTGCTGCCATCAAAGGGGTAAAACTCCTGAATTTTTAGAAAACTATCAGCAAAATACCTCTCTGCACTGCCATATTTACACCAACTTGCCAAATCGTCAAAATCGACATGTGGAACAAACAAACTTTTATCATAATTGTACGCAGAAGGATAATTTGTAGATTCAAGCTTATCCTCTATCTCGCTTTTACTTGTCAACTTAAGGTTTTTTAGTTGACTTCGAGAAAAAAGGTCTTTAATTGCCATAAAGGTAAAACTCCCTTAAAAGGATTATGCCATAGTAATTATATGTTCTTGCAGGTTTTTTCTATTTTCCAATACGGAATTTGAAAGTTTGTGGCAAAACTCTAAATTCAGAGCCTATTTCGTACCCAACCGCGATTTCATATTGATAATCTTTCTCAAACATCGACATGTCTAGATAAAAATAATTACCTTCTTTATCGTAGGACATCAAAGTGCCGCTGCTCTGAGAAGATTTGTTATAATCAAGCACAATTAAATCATCAATGGTTCTGCGTACTTGGTAATAGACCTTTTCGACAATCGTATTTTCAACCGCAGACTGCGCAGCCGTATAGATTGTTGGAGTCCAGTCTTTTAGCCTCAAAAACAAGTTAAACCTTACGTTTGTTTCTGTTCTTTTATACTCAGATTTTAAATTTGTTATCTTGCCAACATATTCAGTCTGTTCCAAGCTATCGAAAGCCGACAATGTGTGAACGTCTATTGTGCCCGTCCATAGACAATTGCCTAAAGAGTCATACCAACGGTCGTAAATAATCTCTTCTGTCGTAGTAATTGTAGCCGTTATGTAATATTTCCCGGTACTCTCTAAAGTAGCAGTAATGGGAGTCCCTTCAACTGGTGTTATTGAGCCCGTACCTGCCGAAGAGTCAAAAAACCTAACCACCATTGGTGTATTGGGAACATTTGACCAAACATATCTAGGACGATTGTAAAAATAAAGCTTATTTGAATTGTCAGAAACTAAATTGCTCTTCGCATAAAAATTACCACGGTCATCCGTCTTGGAATCGTTAAACCTAGCTTCAATTATCGGTTGGCTGTAATAATATTCTGATGTTCTTGCAGAAAATCTCTTTGTATAGTATGAAGAAGAGGCTAAACAATCCTCCATACTACCAGAAAGTTTTATTACAAGACCATAGTTTCTCTGTCCTGTTCCGGAAGCCTCATAGGTAATCCAACTACTAACAAAAGAGCTAATATCCAGTTCTAGATTGTCCGCAGAAGAAGTAAAACTAGCCGTTAGTGCGGTCCCTACAAAATCTCCTCCTGCAGTTGTCCATGCAGTCTGTGCGTTACTAGCAGAAGACCACGAAGCGCCATCTCCATCATATAAAAACCCCTCCATATCCATTCCGTGGCCTTCATCCCAACTTCTAGAAACTTGCTGCACGTCTAGTGTAAATGTCTCTGGAGTCGTTTCCTGATGTGCTACATCAAAAAGACGTAAATAATAGCTTACTCCAGAGTCTGGTACTGTACCAGCAACGATATCAGAATATAAAGTCGATATGGGGAAGTTTATTAAAATTCTCATCTTCTCAACAGAAGATGTATTTACCCTTCCAAAAGCGCTAAATACCTCTAAAACATCAGAACCACCCATATTGCAGGTGGTAGCCCTAGTAGAAAGGTCTTCTTCATAAGCATTTGTTATAGAAGTGTCTTTGTCCGCAACATATCTTTTAATCATTATCTAACAACTCCCTTTACGTCCGCTTCGAAGTCTCTAAGTTCGAACACACAATTCTTAGGACACTCTATAAAAAGATCATCTGCACTAGCAAATTTATCAAAATCAAACCCAAAGTCTGAATAAACTCCGCCTCGTTTCTCTACGATTTCTACTTTTGTAGTATCCACAACTCCGTCAACTGCATTTAGTGTCTTAAAAATCTCTGATTTTGACAAAGATTGACCAATATCAAACTTTATTTTCATCGCATCTTTTAAAGCAGAAATGCAAGACTCTAAAACTTCATATTTTTCTTTACTTGGATACGATATTACCTCAAAATTGATACCAAAATTAACAATTCTTGCATCCAATATGTCAACAGTGTCGTTAATCATCTTATACTGAGTAATCCAAGTTTTTAGGTTGTTTTTTATTGTGGTATTTGTCTCAGTTAAATATCCATCTTGGTCTTCAGACACCACATAAAGATTTAGATTTCTCTTAAAAGAATTGTTGTCTTTTACAACATTAACTCTTTTTACTGAACCAAACTTAGCCGGCATTCCATAACAAACGAACCTATAGTCTTCTGAAGAAACCGCTCTTTTCTGAGAAGAAAAGGCTCCCATAATCCTCTTTTTTAATTCCTCTGTACTCGGAAGAGTTATGTCGCCTGTAATCGGCTCATCGTTGGTAACTTCTAAAGAAGATTTAATTGTAGACAGAATGGAGGTTGACAACTGGTTGACATTATCAAACTCATAAACCGCCTCTCCCACTCTCACCAAAGTTCCAACCCCAATGTTGACGTTATCTGTTGTGTTTTTCCTTACTTTTATGCGTAAAGTAGTATTTGAAGGAGCAATTCCTAGAGAATCAGACTTTACTAATCGGCTGGGGTCAAAAGAATCAGTAGAAATATAGTCTTTCCCATATATGTTTAAGAAAACATTTGCAGGTTCAACTAAATCCATTGTAGCGTCATCAGAATCGTTTCCCTGCCCAAACTGAAGATATGTTTTTCTCCTTTCTCTCTCGACCACAAATCTTCTAGGAACAGCATACGGCTTCATAAGATAAGCCGCATACTCTCTCGAAGATGTATAGTTTGGAATAGCTTTATAAATTATGTTTTGTGATAAAGAATCTACTTCGTAGTATTCCTTGCCGCTAGAGTCCACAACAGATACAACTTCCGCTATATCGTCACTTGTAAGCTCTAATTTTGGGAATTTTTCATAGTCGCCTACAACAATTTCCTCATAAACAAACTCTCCGGAAACAACTTGTCCTTTTGCTCTAACCGCATAATACGTTGGATAACCATTGTCACCTATTTGAGCTACTAAGATATCGTTTCCTGTAGCAGAAAACACCACATCTTCACTAAGAACAAAAGATTTACCGTCTGCAGAAGAAAACTGACTGCCAACTTTAAGAACGGGATAATATCTTGAGTCTGGCCCCTGCGAATTTGAGGCTGCAGGAACAAGAATATAAAAAGTCGCAATACCATAAGAAGAAGGATTCCCCGTAAAGCTCCAACCTCTAGACCGGCCGTGACGAATTATGTTATTATATTCTAAAGAAGTTTCAAAAAAAGATTCGTTTACCGCATAGTCAATAAACCACGATAAGCTATCGCCTATTATAGATACCTCATCCATCACCAAAGAACCAAACGAAGCCTCGCTAAAGTCTTTGTAAGTGTTTGGATAATATCTCTTGGTATAGTCCAACAAAGAGTCTCGAATGCTTTCAAAATCTCTTGCTGTATATTTAATTGGAACCTTCTTTGTCATTAAACTTGAGACTTAACCCACGAACTTCTAGTTAACGTGGGTTAAGTCTTCTCCTCCTATTAAAAAGAATGAATTTACAAAAAAATCAACACATTCCACTTTTTGTACTATATTTATAATGTGTCGAAACGTCACTCTACAACTCCTGATAATAACCTCCCCATAACTATCCTCGGCCAACACATTCGGCTGGATCTTAATAACGTCCAGGCAACATTTTTCGAACGTTGCGCTGGAATTTCTCGTTTCGTCTACAACTGGGGATTGGACCGTTGGAAAACTCAATACGAAGCCGGAGGAAAGCCGTCTTGGATTAGTCTTAACACCGAGTTGAATGCCTGCAAAACCACGGAATTCCCTTGGATGGCAAATCTTCCGTGGGCTGTCGCCAATACGGCGCTGTCCAACCTCGGTTCTGCTTTCTCCAACTTCTTTCGTCGTGTTAAATCTGGCCAAAAGCCCGGCTATCCCCGTTTCAAGTCGAAGAAATGGAACAAAGCAACCTTTGCTATTGAAGGTCGAGCCCTCCGATTTGACGGCCGAAGAGTCAAAATCCCCAAGCTTGGTTGGGTCCGCACCCGACAAGAGATAAGATTCCCTGGTAAAATCCTGTCCGCTCACTTTACGAAACAAGCCGGTCATTGGTACGTCTCGATCCAAGTTCAAGTCTCCGACTCCTGGTCCTATCCTCACCGCTGCGAAACCCAAGAAGCGGTTGGAGTGGACCTCGGACTTCGAGACCTTGCCGTGCTCTCCACGGGAGAGCGGGTCGAGGCTCCGCGCATTCTGCGTGCTCATGAAACCAGACTGCGACGACTCAACAAGGAAATGTCTCGTCGCGTCAAAGGAGGGAAGAATTGGCAGAAGACCAAAACGAAGCTTGGTCGGTTGCATGAACGGATTTCCAACATCCGCAAAGACGTAACACATAAGCTTACCGCTGGGCTGGTCCGAGACTTTCGTCGGATTGGAATCGAGGACTTGAACGTCAAAGGAATGATGGCAAATCACCATCTTGCAAAGTCGGTTGCAGATGCTGCCTTGTCGGAAATCAGGCGTCAGCTCACGTA